ATGCAATTGTGTCTCATCTTGCTGGCATCGCAAAATATCTTGATAAAAATGAAATTGTGTGGGAACCAGATAGTCGAAATAGTATGTGCGAGGAAATTATTGCGACACTCTCAATAGGAGACAAATACTTTTGGATTAGATTTTACGATAAAAAAGGAAAACAAATTTTGCTTAATTATATTAAGAAAGAAGATTTTTATAATGGCCAAAAAGATGAATGATAATATACGGGCCTTATACTCTTTGTATTTTAGTAAATATTATCAGCATAGGCCGTATAAGATTTTTGCTATAGATGGGGCGGTAAGAAAAATATTATTTGGCGATGGCTCTTCAACCTATGTGCTTGGTCCTTTGATAAATTTTATGTGGAAATATGCTATAAATAGGAAGTAATATGGATTATGATATAAGATGTTGCTATAAATGGTTTTTGCAATGGAATTTTAAAATAATTGTTGAGGATATGTCTAAGGTTGTAAAATTTAATAATGCCTATAGTTTTTATATGTATACAAGCCATGCTCACGAGTTTATATGGAAATACGCCATTAAGAGGATTTAATGAATAAAATATATTTAGATAATAGTGCAACCACCCGAGTCGACCCGCGCGTCTTAGATGCAATGTTGCTGTATTTTACCAAAGACTACGGAAACGCATCATCGCTACATCAAATGGGCCAAGATGCCTTGGTAGCCATAGAAGAGGCAAGAAAAAAGGTCGCCACTGTTATAGGAGCTACACCAGAGCAGATATTTTTTACCAATTCTGCTACTGAGGCCAACAATATAATTTTAAGGCAAAGATGGCATACGATTTTGACAACAAATACAGAGCATTCGTCTGTTGAAGAAACCATAAAATTTGTTCCACTTGTTTATGATAAAAGCAAAAAAGATACACTAAATGTCAAGAAAGACGGAACGATAGATTTAAAGAAACTTAAAAAGAAGATTGAATCAGAGCGATATCCTGATTTGGTTTCTATCATCGCCGCCAATAACGAAATAGGCACTATACACAGCCTATATGAGATAGGAAATATTTGTAGAGAGCAGGAGGTGATGTTTCATACTGATGCCACTCAAGCAATAGGCAAGGTTCCAATAAATGTGGCAGATATGAATCTTTTTGCCCTTACCTTATCTGGCCACAAAATATATGGGCCAAAAGGAGTGGGGGCCTTATATGTACAAGAGCCAAAAAGCTTGTATTCCTTTTTTACACATGGCGGATACCAAAATACTTTTATCTCTGGCACCCAAAATACGCCAGCCATAGTAGGGTTGGGGAAAGCTTGCGAGATATTAGACTTTAAAGAAAACGATAGAATAAAAGAATTAAGAGATGGGATGTTAGACTTTTTGCTTTCAAAAATAGAGGGCTCCTATGTGAATGGCACTATGGAAAACAGATTGTGTAATAATATTAGCATCTCGATACCTGGGATAGATGGCCGGGCCTTTGCTATAGCCTTGGGTGAAAATGGAGTTATGGTATCGGGTGGTGCGGCGTGCAATTCATTAAACCCCAAGCCATCACATGTTTTGAAGGCTATAAAATGTCCTGACCCAAATAGTGCTATAAGAATATCTTTAGGGAGATTTAATACCGAAGAAGAAATAAAAGAAGCTCAAAAAATTATAGTCAAAATGGCCAAGAAGATGAGGAGTTAAAATGCAAAAAAGTATTGATATTAAAAATAGGATAGTAGATTATTATGACGCGGATACAGGCCAGGTGGAGGATGAGGTAGTCGCTTACCTGGATAAAAAAATGAAGGTCAGATTCCACTCGGCCAGCTTTAACAATAGCAAGTATGTGTTTATGGGAAACCCAAAAGATAAAGCCCCAAATTCTATTACGATTAGTTCGTATAGAGACAAAAAGCCAGGCGAAAAGGTTTCTATAGATATTAGCACAAACTATTAAGGAGGATGTATATGTTTAAAAATATTATTAAGTCTTTGAATCCGATGAGTATTATTAAGAGGTATCAGTTGGCAAGATTATATGAGAAGCTTTTCAAAGCTTTCGGAGGAGAATATCATCGATCGGGGTCCAATGTTCGCGATGCTCGACCTGGTGTTTTTCAGTCGGGGTGTAGGTGTCGTTGTGATTGTGATAAAGAGCAACTTATGGAAAAGGCCAGAAGAATTTTTGCCACTAACCCATCGGGTTTAAAAAGATTAAAAGAGTATGAAGAAACTTTATTCCATGAAGAAGAACACAATGAGAACAATAAACAGTAATAAGCCAAAGTATTTTGTTGGCCGACGAGTTATTATGAAAAGGGAGTTTAAGTCTGGAAATAATTATCTATTTATAGGGGAAACAGGAGAAATTATAGGAATAAACAAGCACACCCTTCCAGATCTTGGTTTATTTGATATTGATGTGCTGGATATTAAGTTTACATCTTGTATTGTGTCTTGGGCCGAACAAATAGCAGAAGAGTATTTAGATTTACTTTAAAGGAGAAAATAAAAATGATGATGTTTCCAGGTGATGGAATGATTAGTCAGCTTAATGAAAATATGAGACGCATAGTTATTAGCGGAACTATATCGGAACAGTCGGCCTCTATGTTTTTGGAGCAAATTACAGCTTTTGAATACATGGATATTGCCAAACCAGTTTCAATTTATATTGATACTTTTGGTGGGTGCGTTGATTCCGCGCTTTTAATGTATGATGCCATGAAGTCATGTTGCATGCCAGTAGTCACTATAGGTATTGGGAAATGTATGAGTGCCGGTGTATTATTGCTGGCTGCCGGAGAAAAAGAAAATAGATTTGTTACACCCAATTGTCGTATTATGATTCATCAAATATCTGGCGCTGTCATAGGAAATATGACAGAGATGCAAAACTCTATAGATGAAACTAAGAGATTGCAAGACATTTATTTTGATTTGTTAGCCAAAGAAACCGGCCAAGTCAAATCAAAAATTATGAACGATATTAGCTCCTGCGATTATTATATGTCTGCCCAAGAGTCTATTAAGTATGGTATAGCCGATAAATTGGTGCCATTCAGAAAAGAACAAAAAAAGATAATTGCTAAGAAAGCGTCAAAAAAGTAATGGATAAAAATATAGAATATGAGTCAATATGCAAAGAAATAATGGGATGCTCTAAGTGTGATTTGGGTTGTGATATGTTGGATGGATTTAATCCTCGCGTCCCAGGCAAAGGGAATCTTGACTCAAAAATTATTTTTATGGCTGAAGGGCCAGGAAAAACTGAAACAGAGAAATGCTGTCCCTTAGTTCCTCCTGGCCTTTCTGGCAAAAAGTATGAAGAGGTTTTAAAATATCTTGGCCTTACAAGAGATAAAGTGTATACGACCAATAGTATCCATTGCCGTCCGCCTTCCAACAGGGACCCATTGCCATGGGAGTCTTTAAAGTGTTTTGATTATGTTAAAAGAGAGTTAGCTTTGGTTAATCCAGAAATTATTGTGACTTTCGGTCGCTTTAGTGCTAATACTTTTTTAAAGGACTTTAAAATAACCAGAGATCATGGAAAAATAAGACAATCAGAAAACTTTAATATAAAGATATTTCCTCTGTTTCATCCGGCCTATGTGGCTGCCTACGCACCGAAAATTAAGCGTGAAGAATTTAAACAAGATGTTGTGAACCTTAAGCAAATATTAAAGGAATCAAATATTTTAATTTAGGAGTGTGAATGAATAAAAAGACGAAAGGCAAAGGGATAAAATTTACTCAAAAGCAAATAGATATTATTATAGATGGCTTTTATCAAAGCGTTCAAAAGAAAATATTGGATTTGATATTTGATTCAGAAAAGAAATCAAAAGTTGTGGATGAAATGATAGATTTTGTGGCACAAAATGCCGTTAATGAAATTAAGTTCCCTATAACGGACGAAGCTCTTGCGAAAAAAATTGAAGAAATAATGGGCAAGAACGCAAACAATATGGCACAAGATCTGATTTTTAAGCAGGTTGAGTCTATGTTAGACAAGAGTAAATGCGACAAATGTGCAACGAAACCTTCCAAAACTGATAATAAAAAACAAAATGAATATAACAAAATGAGAGGTTTGGGATAATGGAAAACGAATCGGTATTGCCACGAAGTGATAGATTAGATTGGGATCATTATTTTATGGCCTTGGCTGTATTGATTGGTGCCCGTTCTCCAGATCCAAATACGGCTGTTGGAAGCGTGATTTGTGGGCCTAACAATAAAATTATTTCTACCGGATATAATGGCCTGCCTGTCGGAGTTGATTGTAAGGCAATCAATTGGAGTAGAGACAATAAGGACCCATTATCAACAAAATATCCATTTATTATACACAGTGAGGCCAATGCAATTTTGAGCACAAATGAAGATTTGACCGGAAGCACTCTATATGTTAATTTGCATCCGTGCAACCAATGTGCTCAGCTAATAATTCAAAAAAATATTAAAAAAGTGTATTATTTAAAAAACCCATACAAAGACACTTGGCAGGTAAAAGCGGCCCAAATGTTGTTTAAGTGGGCCAATATAGAAGTAACACAATTCGTTCCAAAAGTGCCAAAAATAGAGATAGATTTTGGTGTTTAATGAGACAGGTAAAAAATGAAAGCCATAATAATTTTAAAATGCGAGGGCCATCAAATGGATGGGTTTCATTTTTGTTCCGGCGTAGAAAATATTATATTAGATTTAGAAAAAATAGAGGCCTCGCCAAAGTATGTCGATTTGATAAAATATTTAGACAGTGTGGTTAAAGTGTTTGATGGACCGTGTGCAAGCAATAACATAATTGGAAATGCATTATTTAAAATTTATGAAATGGGATATGTGGACGAAAAGACACACAAGTTTTTTTCCTACTTTTGGGATATGCATAAGAGATGTGGGCTAATTTTAGTGGCCCAACTAAAGGAGAAATAAAATGGCAGGTAAACTTTCAGCGCCTCCGGCACCTATTGATACGCAAAATAATTATACAAAAAAGAAGCAAGATATGGAGAAAGCTTTTAGAGAGTTCCATGATATCTTTTCAAACAAAGTGTTGGACAAAAATAAGTCGGTGGCCGTGAAGAATACCGAAAAAGCAATAGTTGATAGGTTGGTTAACTCGTGCGTAGCCTTAGAAAACCTTAATGTGGGTGAAGGGTTTATGGCTTTGGCGGTTATCTCTTTGAGAGAGCAACTTACTATGAGAGATAGGCTTAATGAGTTAGAGTATGAGTTGTGTAAGACACTTAAAGCCCTGCGTTCGGCGGAGAAGAAAGATGAGCCAAAAAAACCTTAAAGATTTGAAATTGTTTGTATCAGAAATGATGAATGAGATACAAGACACGCATTCTGTATCGGTAGCGGCTCTCGAAGAAATTTGTGGGACCATAGAATACGGCAATGCCATCAAAGTTTTAGAATCTTTGTATACTGCCAAAATTAAACTATTGGATAAGATATATAAGGAGATAGATGCTTAATTTCTTATTATGTATACTTTTTATGTTTTGTCTGACTTTGTTGGCCGTCAAAGTATGTGCTTGGACAGTCAAATGGTTTTGGAAAAACGCAGGAACCATAGTGCTCTTTTTAGGAGCACTAATTTTTATTCTGGCAAAGGGGTAAATATGAAAATAGTAGAAGAAATTAAATATATAGAAAAAATATTGCGGAATCCTGAGCCAGAAGAAATTATACTTGGTCTCAGAGCAATTATTGACGAAACCAAAGCCAAAGGATATGATAATTTATATATACACTGGTTTGATGGAGTGAACGCTGTATTATATGGGGAACGAAAAGAAACACAACAAGAAGTCGAAGAAAGACTCAAAGAAGAAAAAGTTAAACAAGAAGACAAACTAAATGAGAAGAAAGAACAAGAAATTAAGCACGCATTGGAAGTGCTGAAAAAATACAATGTAAATAAATAATTGAAGGTATAAATGTTAGAACAGATTTTAAGTGGTCTCAAAATAAAGGCCAGCATAGAAAGAGTAGAAGAAACTGGAACTGTAACCAGATATTATTTGCGTCTTCATCCTGGGGCCAAGGTTTCTAAAATAGAGAATTGCACTACCGAAATAGCTCTTGGAACAAAATCTCACGGCAGACCAATAATAAAAGTGATACCAGAACAAGGTCTAATTTGTATAGAGCTCTTAAACAAAAAAATTCAACAAGTAGCCTTCTCTGAATTTGACCCGTGGTTTAAGTTTGAGCTAATGAAAGAGTACGGCGAAATTCCAATTATATTGGGGAAGACACATTCGGGCGAAGAGCTGGTTGTGGACTTGGCCCAGATGCCACACTTATTAGTTGCGGGAACTACTGGTTCTGGAAAATCTATGTTGTTGCATAGTATTATCTGTAGTATAGTTAAATCAGATAACAGAATACGACTTGCACTAATAGACCCAAAAAGAGTGGAACTGAAGCCTTATCAAAACATTAAACAACTTATGTATCCTATAGTAAGTTCACCGAGTGATGCCTTAGATATATTGGGTGATTTGATTTATGAGATGGACAGTCGTTTTGTGTTATTTAATAAGGCCGCAGTGAATAATATTATAGAATATAATAAAAAAGAATATCCTATTCCTTATATTGTCGCAATAATAGATGAGTTTGGAGATTTACAAAGAGAGAACAAAAAAGAGTTTCAAGACAGTGTTTGCATACTGGCCCAAAAAGCAAGAGTGGTTGGAATTCATTTGATTATAGCAACACAGCATCCGACTGTTGGGGTTATATCTGGCGTTGTTAAAGCCAATTTTTCTTCTCGAATTGCATTAAAAACAGCTTCGGCCATAGACAGCCGTGTTATTTTAGATTGTAATGGCGCCGAACGACTGCTTGGAAAAGGCGACGCCTTAATAAATTCAGGAAGTTTGGAAATGGTTAGATTTCAGGGCTGTTTTTTGCCGACAGAAGAAATAGACAAAATATGCTCAGATTATCTTAAAAAAGACACATTTGACCTTTGGAGTATTATTAAAAAGAAAATAGGACTGTAATGAAATACGACTTAAAATGTATTTATTGGCGGTTATTGTATGGTAGCAAGCTTTGGAGTAATTCTACAGATGTGTATATCGGAGCATTGAAACTTTGCAAATGTCCATCGTGTGAAAGCTTGCAGAAATTTCTTTTTAAGTATGCCACCAACAGGGTGCCTTAATGATAAAATATCAAATATCTAAGGCTTACTGCAGATTTTTGTTTTCGAAGTGGAAAATAAGCGTTTCCTGCGGACAACTTTTAATAAATGGTGTCCCATCGCATTTAACCGAGTATGTTTTGCTAAATGAATCTATAGAATGGCTTTCAAAGTATGCTGTAGATAGAGGTCACTAATGATTGAAAAATGTTATGTGAGAATGTGTTATTCTATGCTTTGGAGAAAAGAGAGAATTATTATACAAAACAATCGTCCGTATTGTTTGAATTCTTCGGGACGCACAGCCCATTTTATAATTAGTGAAAATATTAATTTCTTTTTAAAGTATGCGATTGTTAGAATGTAGGTATAATGTGCAAAATATGAAATATGAAAAAGTAATACCTAAATGTTATGTTAGGTTTTTAGTACACAAATGGAAAGTTGAAATTAAATACAAACTCGTTTATGCAGATGGGTTTGTCGTATGCGCGCCCGCCTTCTGGGAAGAAACTGTAGACTTTTTTCACAAATATGCAATAAATAGGGGCAAATAATGGGTTGGACAAATAATGAGATGCCGTGGCTTGAAGAAAGTTTTCCAAAAATAATAGTTGAGAAAGTAAGTCTTTTGAGTTTGTTGGACTATTATAAAATAGATTATATGCCTTGTTCGAGTGGAAATTTTGACCACAAGATGAAGTGCCCTCTGCCTATGCATAGTGAGGGCAGTGAAAGAACGGCCAGCTGTTTTGTGAGCTCCACAACGAATAAGTTTTATTGTTATGGGTGTAATCGCGGCTCATCAGTGATAGATTTTGTGAGTTTTTACTCTGGCAAACCTTATATAGAAACTTTAAAATGGTTGGCCCAATTTGCAGGCATTACCTCAATAGAAGCTTCCCCTGCCGCAGTCATAAAAGAGAAAAAAGACCCAAACAAAACCACACGCAAGTGGATTATGGATACTGGTATTATTATCAGAACTTTCCTTAAATCTGTCGAAGAAAAAACAGAATATAATAAGTGGTGTGATTGGGCCGAAAAGAGATACGTTGAATTGGATAAGTATATGGATGAACTTAAAGACAAAGATTACGAAATTGTAGAAAAATATTATAACAAAGTTAAAAAGTATTTGGGGGCGAAATGAATAACGCGGGCTTTAGTGCTTTTTTAGTTTATACAATATTTTTGCGATGGAAGTCGACTCTTAAAAAGGACGGAGGAAATCTTTATATAAGATATGGAGATAATCCCGATAGTAATTATTATGCGGCCAGCCGCGCCGATATATGGAATTTTCTTCACAAATATACTTTGAAGGAGTTTGATATTGCAAAAGATAAATATGTCTAATACTATACGGTGGGCTTATGTTGCGTTTTTAAAATACGGGTGCCGGGTTAAAAGAAATGCTGGACCACTTATAATGACAAAATATAATGACATTGGTGAGGCACACACATGGGATGTTAATATGATTAAAATAGAGTGGCTTGTGCTTTATCCATATATAGTTAATAGGTATTAAAATGGATTATAATGTTAAGTTTTGCTATACTGCATTTTTAAAATTTCAAAACACAGTAGAAATTAGAAATGGTGGCTGGTTGAACTATCCCAGTATGAAAATCTTGTATGGTCGCTCCCTTGGCCGGCGTGGTTGGTCTGTGATTTATAGTTTTAGAGAATTAAGTGGTTTATATCAATTTATATTTAAGTATGCTGTCGGTAGGTATTAAATGGATTATAATGTTAAGTTGTGCTATACTGCATTTTTGGAATTTCAAAACACAGTCAAGCTTAGGGGTGATAATATGAAAATATTTTTTGGCTGGTCTGACGATGCTATAACCTCTAATTTTGTGAATTTAAACGGTTTATATCAATTTATATTTAAGTACGCTATCGGTAGGTATTAATGAAATACAAATTTAAATGGACTTATATTATGTTTTTAAAATGGAATTTAAAAGTTTCAAGATACGATCGGGATTTGTTTACAAACTATAACGGGTACAAATGCCAAAGCTATACTTATGACAGATACCCATGGAAACTTATTTATGATTATGCTATAAATAGGAGAGAGATATAATGAGCAATAACTTATTGTGGGCATACACCATGTTTTTAAAATGGAATATGAAAGTTGTTGCCAAAGAGTTCTCAATGGATACGACTTGTGGTGGGCACGACACTTGGAGATGCCAATATACTGATTATTATCCTTGGAAGTTTGTTTATGACTATTCGATAAATAAGGAGATAAATGGCAAATAATGAATTAATATATGAAATGTTGAAAGGACAATACAATTTCAAGAAAGATTTATCTAAAAACCATTCTCATGAAGATTGGGCTTGCAAATATATTGTTGATAGTAAATTGGCCCTCAAAGCCACGCTGGTAGACTCAACAGACAAGATAAATCGAAAAGTGCTCGATATGATAATTGAAAATCCTAATCATATAGCCGAAATTAAAAAAGATATAGGATGTTTTAAATCAGGAAATATTTTCTTTGAGACAGAGTCTCGTGGTAATTTTTCAGGCATAACCACAACCAAATCAGACTGGTGGTTTCAAAGTTATTATTGTATCGATGGAAAAATGCGTACCGGTATAGCGGAGACGAAAGATGTGAGAGACTTACTTAATATGCCTGGGTTTAAAAAACTTTCTGGTGGCGATAAGAAAAATGGCCACGGAGTCTCTACTGGAATCTTGGTTCCTTGGGATGAATACCAATCCAATTGTTTTCATGTATCGGAAATGGACATATTGGATTATTTAGAGGCAATTGGGTTGGCGGAAGAATATAAGAAATGAATAGCGATTAAGGCGCCCATTTGGTAGGAGTATTCTAATGAAAATAGGCTTTGATAAAGAGGATATAGAGGGAATTTTTATTTTGTGGCTTTCTGGGATAGCCAAAATGAAAGACGATAAAGAAATAGTATGCGATATAGATGGGGTTGAATACGCAACATTTGAGTTTCCTACAAAAAGCCCGAATTATGTTATTTGTCGCGCATACTATCGGGATGGCAAAAAACGATGGGAGTATGAATATAGAGATGGGCTACAACATGGTTGGGCCAAAGGATGGGATATGAGTGGGAGAAAATGGTATAAGTATAAATATAAAGATGGCCGAACTGTAACGCCAAATGTTTGGAGAAATAAATGACTAAACAGGATTATATAGATGCCTTCACTCTTTGGCTATCTGGCGCAGCCAAAATGAAGAATGATAAAGAGATATGGTGGAAGAATGATTATAATGCCGACATAACTGTGGAATTTCCTAATAAAGATACTGGATATGTGATAGTAAGAAGCTATGGGTCAAATGGCAATATAGAGTGGATGCAGAAATTTGTGCCATCAGGCTCTTATTTGACAGGAATTTTTTTTCGCTATGATATGGCCGGACAACTTATAAGCAAGAAACATTATAGAAATGGAAGAAGGACTTCATAAGAATATTTTTATAATTTGGCCCAATGACAACAAGTTTAGGAGGAGTGGATATGGAAGCCAATAAGGTAATATGTGGAGATTGTTGCGATATTATGAATAATCAGATGGACGCAGATTCGGTCGACTTGATTATTACATCTCCCCCCTATGATTCGATGCGAGATTATGACGGCTTTACTTTTGATTATAAGGCAACGGCCAAATCTATGTATAGGGTTATGAAACCTGGTGCATGTTGTGTGTGGGTTGTATCTGACCAAACAATTGACGGAAGCGAATCTGGCACAAGTTTTGAACAAGCTTTATTTTTTAAGAGCATTGGTTTCAATATCCATGACACTATGATTATGGAAAAAAATACCACAAGTTGGCCGGCTAAAAAAAATGGATTGAGATATTCCCAAATTTTTGAGTATATGTTTGTTTTCAGCAAAGGCAAACCCAAGTTTGTAAAGCTTTTGTGCGACAAGCCCAATAAATTTTATAAGAGTAAAAATTGGGGCAAGAAGACGGATAGGCTGAAAGATGGCAGTCTGGTAGAGAAGGCTGACTTAAAAGAGATTGAGGAGTTTTCTCCTCGAAACAATATTTGGAAGTTTACAGTGTCGGGAGGAAAATCTAACCCTGGTTTTAAAGATGCACACAAGCATCCCGCAATTTTCCCCATAGAGATGGTTCGAAGCCATTTATTAACTTGGTGCCAGGAAGGGGAAATGGTGTTAGATCCACTCGCAGGTTCTGGAACAGTTCCGGCTGCGTGCGTTGAGTTGAAGAGAAATTATATCGCAATCGACTGTTCAGAAACTTATTGTAATTTAATGAAAAATAGATTGAATATAGCATAAGGAATCACGATGAATTATACTTTCAAACACCTATACAGAAAGTCTTTTCAAGACAAACATTCGGTGCATCGTATCCTTTATAGCATCAAATCTGCCTATGGCCGTCAGGTCTCACGAATTTTTGATTTATATCTTGTTGACAAGTTAACAACTTATTTAATAGAATAGAAATAAATGAATCTTACAATTAAAACAATATATCGTGCAACACTTGCTCGCCATACTGATGTTAGATTATGGCTCTATACTCTCAAAAGTGCCGAAGATGTCAGTATTTTTCGTGGTGTCTTCGACTTAGGACTCGTCGACAAATTGATAAATCATCTGGTACAGGAGAAATAAAATGAGAAAATTATTGATTCTGTTTCTTTTATCTGGATGCTCTTGTATTTTTAAATCCAAATCATCTAATTTTTATCCTATAGTCTCTCAAACAGAAAATTGTCATATAGTGGTATCTAAAGTTTTGTGTGCAGACTATGAATGCAAAATAATAGATGATGACGGACGAGAATATATGATAAGTGGGGTCACTGACATCAGGGCTAATGACAAAGTTTGTTGCTACGGGGAAGACAAATACATGTGTTGTTTTAAAGAATAGGAGAAACAAATGAAAGCATCAGACGCAAAAGAACTATCTGCGAAATTCGCCGGGGCTTGGATGTGGTGTAGATACGCAGATATTATGGACCAAATTACCGCGCGGGCCAAGCATGGACTAACTTACGCCTATATAAAAGAGGCCAGCGAAGACGGAAGGGAAATAATGAAGAGACTTAGGGAAGACGGGTATGAGTGTGAACATTGGGACTTAATAAACGGAATCTCTAATTGTTTGGTTGTGAGGTGGGATAAATGAAAAAACTATTAGCGTTGTTATTTTTAGGCACTTTCGCCTGTAGTGGGCCGGAAATGTACGAAGAAGAACAATCTGCGTGGGGAGAGCACACGATTAAAGATGTTGGATGTCATATAGTAAAAGGTAATGGCAATTGTATGGATGGTGTATGTCGAATAATTGCCGAGAACGACAAAAGATACGAGGTTAGTGGGTTAGTCTCCATTGGTGATAAATTTTGTTGTTTTGAGGAAGCGTGGTCAAAGTTTTCACAAACTTTTGTGAAATGTAGAAGAGATGTGGGCTCTGTGAATAAGGGAGATATCTGATGAAAAAACTATTAGCGTTATTATTTTTGGTTGCGTGTGCTTGTAATACTAACACCGAATATAAACCGACTTTTCCTCTTGGTCAACACCATATGTCCGATTTCCGATGCCAGAATGTAAAGGCCAATGTGGTTTGCATTAATTCTAATCCCACTATATGCAGAGTAACCGCTGATGATGGTCGTAACTATAGGGTTTTAGATTTAGTTACCGTAGGTGATAGGTTTTGTTGTTATCTTGAATATTGGTCTAACTATCCAGAGGATGCAGCAGTTAAGTGTGTCATCGAGGCAGAATCAGCACAAGGAGAAGAATAAAAATGGGTAATCCTGCTGGACAAATACAATATAGTGAAGTTGAAATTCTTAAAATGAAGATTGAGGAGTTGCTTGCCGAACGAAATACCAAAACATTGCAAGATGCAAAATGTTATTATCTTTATATGAAAGAGATAGATACAAGAAGCAATGAGCCTGCTAAACATCTTTTTTGTTTGTCTGCTGAAACAATTGAAAAGGCCAGAGAAGAAGTGGAATATAGTTATTTTAATAGAAACGGCGAGTATGGCTGGGGCCGTCAGTTGGACTATAATCTCGTAGAGGCTATTATTTTTAAATACGAGGAAGATGTGATGCCTATATTGAATGATATTTTGGAAAAGATAGAGATTGAGAGAAGAGATAAACAACAGCAACGGGTAGAGGCACAAGAACGAGCAGAATACGAACGGTTAAAGAAAAAGTTTGGAGAATAAATGAAAGAAATATTAGACAGCGAAGAGGCTATATCTGCTCTGAAAGATGTGCTATATTTCACTTCCTCGGCGCTTGAAAAAATGCAAAACAAAGAAGTGAAAGATAGCAAAGAGTGGCGGAAATTAAATCATCTTTTAAAAAGCATAGAAAATGTGTTAGAAAACACCGCGGGGTTTTCGGAATAGGAGACATTATGGTAAAGAAATTTGATATACATCAATTATCACAACCTTCTTCTTGGGTAGAGTATGATTCTGAGATGTCCGACTGTCATTGCGACGCTCGGCGAAATGGAGATTATTGTAGATGTAAAACCGTGGCCTCTACAAAAATTACCGAGATATGTATTCCTGAGATAGTTAATCTCCTCTTTAAAAATACCGAAGAAAATAATGACAAGTTATTAAAATACTGTGTCAATCGTATCCTAACTTATAGTAGTGCCAATGAAAAAGAACATTGGATTGTGTCAGTATCTAACGGATATTATGGCCAAGAAACTGACGGCACTTATTTAGATTACAGCACGGTTGGTAAGTTGTCTATTCCTATAAGCGAATTGTTAGAATCTAAGTCTTTACATCAGAGAGTTCTAATTGCTCTTGAATGGGAGTATGGATATTTGCTGGACAGTTTAAAAGACATCAAGTCTTGTACTGAGGTTTCTGTTGACCCGGCCGAGATAATTGTTCCGCAACAAGAATATTATAGAAAGATGGACAAGGAAGCAATAGAGCAATACAAAGATTTTGACGGCCCGATTTGCATTTGTTTGAAAGTTGGCGATGCCTATAAGGTAGTTGATGGATACCACAGATTGCAGGCCAATATAGATAAGAGCTCTATCAATATACTGGTTTTGGAATAGAGGACAACCATGGATGAAGAAATGAGATGGTCTTACTTACTTTGGGCAAACAAAAGAACATTTAGAATTTGGCTTTGGGAAGCCGCGATGTATAATTATGAAAGAAGATATCAAAATTTTCTTACAAAATATTTGGTTAGGGAGAAAAAATAAAATGCCCACCAATCAATGGCTCAAACAATCTGGCGACTTAATTGTCATCGAAGTCTTGGTTTCCCCAAAAGCTAAAAAAAATAAAATAGTTGGCCTGCACGATGGCTGTCTCAAAATAAGAATCGCGGCTACACCGACTGACGGAAAGGCCAACACAGAACTCATTAAATTTTTGGCAAAGTCTTTGGGAATACCTTCTTATTGGATTAAGATTAGCTCTGGACACACAAGCAAGAGGAAGACCTTGGATATTTCCGGCATAACAAAAGAAGCAGTAGAGGGGCTTTTAGAATGAATAATTATATACGCAATCTCTATCTCGATTTATTAAATAGACATTTTGAATATAAATGGGTAAAAAACTGCCTGGTATATAGACTACCCGGCAAGTATACATTTCATACTTCTATATATAATAAGCTTGATCATCCCGTAGCAAAATATTTTATTAAAGGCAAAACTTAAAAGGACTTTAGAATGGGCAAACAAAATATACTCAACTTATATATCGATATACTAAAAAAGGGTTTTAGATACAAGTGGATAGAGGACACACTAATGCTTGAAAATGAACGCGGAGACCGCTATATGTCTTCATACAACCTGTCTACCTACAAACATGAATTAAAATATTTTATTAAGCCCAAAAAAATATAAAAGAGGACTACATGGACCAGGATGATGTGTTTATTTTGTATCGTGATTTACTAAAGATAGGCCTTAGGTATAAGTGGATAAACAACACGCTGATGTATTGTCGTCCAAAATATAGCGAAGATTATTATAAGTCTCGATATAATTCACCTGGCTTTCATTCTGTGTCGAAATATTTCATTAAGGACGAAAGGAATGCTAATGGATAGGTATGTGTTTAATCTATACCGTGATTTGCTAAAGTGTCGTTATAAATATGAGTGGGATGGGAATATATTAGTTTACACAGATACACTTGGAGCACGCGCCGACTCTGTGTATAATTTCACTCCTATATCGAAATATTTTATTAAAAATGGTGGGCTAAAATGAACAAAGATAATATAAGGATATTATATATTGATATGCTAAAGAATCGTCTGAAATATTTTTGGGATGGAACCATACTTATGTTTATAGAAAATGGAGAGCAGGCCCGCTCTATGTATAATCGTTATGACTACGAGAATATACTAAAATATTTTATTAAAGATAAAAATATACAAAAGGATTGCTAAATGGACCAGTTCGTGTGGAATCTATATCATGATTTGTTGGTGCGTCGTTTCAAATATGAGTGGCATGGAAATACATTAATCTGTATAGTGGGCGGGATGCGTTATCATTCTGTGTATAATTGGAATCGTATGTTGAAGTATTTTGTTAAGCCCAAAGATAGAAAAGAGGATTAAAATGAACGAATATGCTATAGATAAACACACTATAATTAATTTGTATCGCTTTATGCTGAAGGGCAGATATAAATGGGTAAAAGGCAGGATTGAATACACGAACGGCAAAGACGACTTTCGTTATTTGTCTATATACAATGACGATCGTTATTGTTATCTGTGGAAATATTTTATTAAATGAGGCCAAACTAAAATGAACAGAGCTGAATTGCGTGCTTTATATATTGATATGCTAAAAAATCGGCTTAAATATAGGTGGGAGGGAGATAGGCTTGTATTCGCAGATGAATTGAGCCAGTATAATTTTTCTATGTATAACAAATACAACAAGGACCACTTATTAAAATATTTTATTAAGGAAACAAAAGAGGCGTAAAATGGACAAAACTATATACCATTTATATATTGATGTATTGAAAAATCAGTTTGAATTTAAATGGGAAAATGGCAAACTTAAGTATACAAAAGAGGGCAGAAAATATATAAATCACGATTTTTATAAAAATCTATTAAAATATTTTATTAAGGGCGAGCACTCATGATAGAAAAACATTGTGTACACGAAATGTATAGTTATATATTAGGAGAAGGTTTTAAATATATATGGAAAGACAACAAACTTATGTTTATATATCGCGAAGGCGTTTGTAATGAGTCTATGTATAATAGGCGTGAGAACAAGCATATATTGAAATATTTCATTAAGGACGAAAGGAATGCTAATGGATAATTATGTGTTTAATCTATACCGTGATTTGCTAAAGTGTCGTCTGAAATATTTTTGGCAGGGAACCACACTTATGTTTATGGAGAATGGACGGCGGGGATGCTCTATGTATAATAGGCGTGAGAACAAGCATATATTGAAATATTTTATTAAGGAGACACCATGAGCTATCCATTTTTGACTGACGAGGCCGTTAAAGAGATTAGAAAATCCGCCAAACTGTTGAGGAAATCTTTAAAAGGTTTGGGAAAAAGGGTAGAGAAGGATATAGATACTGGAAAGCCTTGCGGTGGATTTAATAACGATACGGCCTTTCGAGAAGATGTCCTTGATGTATTTGTATGCGAACTATTTAAGTAGGAGGCACTATGAATTTGGCAAAGGAAATGAAAAAATTTACAGGGACCGGGGATGATAGCAACGCAGACATTATCTATCACCAAGTCATCGCTGGTATTTTGGAAATGGCAGGAGAAGGCTTTCTTGATGGAATAATTGATTTTGATACCGACAACCAAGCCTCTGCGGCCAAGCGTATGCTCGAAAAAGAGGGCTTCAAGGTCGGGGAAATAGATTCCACCGAGCATTCTTTGGAAGTCAGCTGGGATGTGTGAATATTATATCAGAGAATGGAAACCAGAATATTTAGGAGAGCAGATGAATATATTTATTTTGAGTGAAGACCCTGTGCTGGCCGCACAAATGCACTGCGACAAACATATGAAAATGATTGTAGAAGCGGCCCAGATGTTATGCTCTGTGTTTCCTCCTGGTCAGGCGCCCTATAAGCGAACTCATTTTAATCATCCATGCACAGTTTGGTCTCGCCAATCGAAGCAAAATTACGAGTGGCTAATAAAATATGGCCTGGCTTTGTGCGATGAATATACTTATAGATACAATAAGACACACAAATCTATGGCCGTTATAGAGTGGTGCAAGAATCATAGGCCAGAGTTGCCTGATTTGGGACTAACTCGATTTGCACAAGCTATGCCTGACGAATACAAGTGCGAAGATGCAGTTCGGTCTTATCGTAATTATTACATTGGAGCGAAAATTAAACTATTAACTTATACCAAACGAAAGTCTCCCGAGTGGGTTTCGTGCGTTATTGGGGAGAAAATATGATAACAGCACAACAGGCCAGAGAATTATACAATAAAAATAAAAATGAAGAATTTGATAAAAAAGTCGATGACTTGATGACGATAATCGAAAATGAAATTAGATGGCAGGCCTCCCAAGGAATTATCACATTTAAGAGAATAGATATGAAGAATTATAGTATTGATGTTGCAAAGAAGGTAGAAGAAAATCTTCTGGCATCGGGGTTTAAAATCAAGCATGCCTCTCGCGACGAATATGGAAAGCAATGCGAGTTCTTGATTATAATGTGGGATGTGTGAGAGGAGGTAGATAATGATAAATAAAAAAATAGATATAATAAGTATACTTAAAGGAAAATTAATAGAAATGTCGCATTCGGCGTCAGTTTCCAAACGATTTAATGTCTATAAGAATAATGCATACAAGAGAAGTCTTGATTTCGAATTAACTTATTCTGAATTTGACCAGCTTACTTCTAAAAAATGCGAGTATTGTGGTGGTTTTAGTAAATTAGATAAATACGGCAACCAACATAATGGTATAGATAGAAAAAACAACAACAAAGGGTATATTAAGAAAAACTGCGCGCCGTGTTGTTGGGTTTGTAATAAAATGAAATCTACTCTTGGAACAAGAGAATTTTTAGATCACACCCGGAAAATAATAAAATATAGAAACAAAAATTAACATAAAGTTTGGGCATTCATCTGACCCCAAGTAAGACATAATAAATTTTATATGTTATGTTTATATATTTGTTAAGAGAATGGGTTAAATAATCGATAAAAGCAGACACAATAAGAATTTCGATTATTTTCAAATATACAGATTTAAATGCCACTGTGAGGTATTCTATGAAAATAGATACTTTCTTAAAAATCACAGAGGTTGTCTGTAAAATAGCATTGGCTGTTTCCTCTTTGATTAGCCTTATCAAATAAGGCTAATAAGATAATTTTGAGTCCGACCCTCATTTTTATCTTAAAATCTATCAATAATTTAATATACTAATAGAGGCAAAAATATGAAAAAAGCAGTAAAATACAATTATAAAAAACTCACTATCACTTTTGATTTAAATTATGGGCCAGAGAAAGACATGATACAGTGGCTTGAAAAACAAAAGGAAGACAAAAACCATTTCAGTGTTATGGTAAAAAAGGCCCTGAAATTGTTAATGGCCGAGGAAATGAAAAAGATAGAGGAGAAAGAGGCTGGATAATGATATTGCATAGTTTTGCTAATGAGCCAGAAGTTATTAAACTATTTGAAGAAACAAAAACTTTTGCCGAATTTAAAAATAAGTTGGAAGAATTGGCCATCTCTCTGCCACAAACGAAACCTATTTTTTACAATTTAAAAAAGGATATGCCCGACAATGTAAAAAAAATAAAAGGCGACATGTTTGAATTATTCTGTGAATTGTTGGTTTCCTGTATTGGTTCTCACTCGCATATCGGTTTGGGACAATATAGGCCAGTCAATTTAAGTGATGACGAAGGCGTGGATGCCTATGCTGTTAATACACTTTTAGAGAAATCAGCGGTTCAATGCAAGTTTGTATCTAATCCAAATTATGAATTCACGGCCAACGACTCCAATTTGCCTAATTTTTTAATAGAGGCCAGATTTAATGGTATACCGTGGGAAGAAGACACCAAAACCAAGCGATTATTTCTTATTACATCGGCAAAAGGAATACATTATCACACTATTAGCAAGTGGAGAAATTGTGTTTTTATTATAAACGGAGATACAATATCGACACTTACTGACAACAATCTCTTGTTTTGGTCGGATTGTCTTGGTAAATTAATACAACATCAAAAGGAATAAAATGTCAGATTATAGTTTTCAAACTGAATGCTTAAACACTATGTATAACAATACTGCTGGAAAAATTATCCTTCCTACTGGCGCTGGAAAGAGCAGAATAGAATTTGAATATGCTCGTTCTAAAATGACACGCAGCGACGGAAAACACCAGGTTGTCATTGTTGTTGCTCCAAGGATTATTTTGTGTCAACAGCTAATACAAAATTTCTTCGATTATCTTATTGATAAATATGGAGATATAAAAGAAAAATTCACTTTCGTGAGCTCTGGTCATTTTCCATCTGGTCTAAAAATTGGAAAACAGCCTTTTCCGGGTAATAACACAACAGCCATTGACCAAATCAAAGATGATATCGAAAAAGGAAAACAGCAAGGTCTGGACAATATTTTGTTCAGCACCTATAAGTCTTTCAGTCGTTGTATAGAGGGAGTCAAAGCAGGAATTGGTGAGGACTCAGAAGTTTTCTTGATTGCTGACGAGGCACATTATTTTACCCGAAAATCCAGCGAAGACAAGAATAATAGCTCTTTTGATGCGTTGAAAAATAATTTGGACATGTTTAAGGCTCGCTTCTTTTTTACGGCCACACCAAGAGAAAGTGGAATAGAAGCCGAATCCAAATCGCCTATGAACAATGAACCCGTGTATGGTAAAGTGATTTTCGAGCGCAAGCCAAAAGACATGATGTCAGCAGGAATCATTTGCGAGCCTCGATTGCATAGCGTTAGTTTTGAGGAAGATATCTCGGAAAAGAATTTTAGTACAGCGGCGGGAGACTTTATCTTAAAAGCTTATGACAAACACCAGGAAATTGTCAGAAGCCATTGCGGCGACTCACAATTAAAAGATAAGATAGGTGCTAAGGTTTTGGTAGCTGTGGAAGGAAGCCAACAGCTAAATCTTTTGCTTAATAATGGCTTCAAAGAAAAGGCCAACGCAAAAGGCATTAAGGTTTTTTGGACGATGAGTCATCAAGATATAGGTTCTGGCTCGCAAGAAGTGTTAGAGGATGAAGAAGAGTCTGTTGAAAAAGATATGAAAATTGGCAGTTTTTTAAAAGATATTAATGAGTGTGGCAAAGTCGATACCAATAAGATGATAATCTTGCACTACAATCAGCTTACCGAGGGCATCGATATTCCAGCTATGACTGGGCTAATAGTTTTGCGAGGAATGGTGAAAGAGAAGGCCATTCAGAGTATTGGCCGAGTATTGCGTGTTCATACGAATGACAGAGATAAAGATATCAAAGATAAAACCGATTGGATTAAACCTTACTCTTATATTATAGTTCCTAATTTAGAAACAACAAGTGAGTTTAATGAGTTGGTGAAACATTTACGAGAAGAGTATTCGTCCGTGATTAAAGTTGAGATGACAGACTCCGCTTTGGGAGTTACTGGCCAGCAACCAATCTTACAAAACTTTGACGACAAAAAAGCAAACTATAAAATCATAGATACGAAGCTGGTCCACGAGATTGAAGAGTTTGAAAAAAAGCTAGAAGAACAAATAAAACAAGAACAAATAGATTTATTTTAGTACAAGGATTAAAAAAATGTTTCTAGATATTTATAATGACAAAAAAGACAAAGGGAAAGTTATCACAAAAAGAGAGAATAATAAAGAACAATGTTATTGGATAGATGAGTTTGATAATAATATAGAAGTAGAAATTTTGGATGAAAAAACAAGACACTATATAGTAAAAATGTTTAGAAAAAACTGGACATTATTTCAGAAGTTTGAATACAAAAATTATTTATCTCATGGAATACAAATGTTTTATTTTAATAATGGAAAAATAGAATCCGAAATGATATATAAGGATGGTATTTTAACTAGTTGTGTGTGGTGGAATACGGACGGCAAAATTGAATCAAGGTTTCATAATGAAAATTGTAGTTGAAAACAATGAGTTTGAGGAAAAATACAAGGATATAAAAGGATTTAAAATTAAAAGGTTTTGCGAGATTTTTAATGATTGCCCTCATGTTGGAGCTATAAAAACGCCATACACACTTTGCGAAGAGATGTTGGCCCAGTTGCCTGACTTAAATGATAAAAGCATTTTGATATTGTTTAATCCAGAATTTTATGCGACAATTATAAATAAGTATCCTTGGGCTAATATTACTTTCTTGACAGGAAGCAAACACGCGGCTTCTATGAAATTTAGGGGCGCGGGAACTTATTATATGAATCCTTTTGAAGATGTCGATTCATTGGAGGGTAATGTGAAATTTGATGTTGTAATAGGAAATCCACCGTATCAAGCTCCTAAAAATAGGAAAGGTGATGCTAAAAATGGAACATGCGGCTCCGTATTGTGGAAAGATTTTTTAATGAAATCGATTGAATTATGCAAAGACGACGGTTTTATTAGCTTGATACACCCAGGCCAATGGAGAAAGCCAGATAGTAAGTTATTAGAAACTATAAAATCTTTGAATCTAAAATATTTAGAGATACACAATCTCGATGACGGAATGAAAGTTTTTAAGGCTGCAACTGGATTTGATTGGTATGTAATCGCCAAACAAAAATATGGCGGAAAAACCAAAATCAAAGGAGCGGATGGAATAATCAACGAAGAAGACATCTCTGAAATTAATTTTATTCCCAATTCGGATTTTGATATGCTTCGTAAATTGATAGCAAAGAAAGAAGAAGAGAAATGTAATATAATATTTAACAGAACCAATTATGGAACAGACAAGGCATGGATATCAAAAACCCAAGATGATATTTTTAAATACCCATGTGTTTATGGCCTAACTCAAAGGGATGGTCTCAAACTATTTTATTCTTCCAAAAATGATAGCGGTCATTTTGGTATTAAAAAAATTATTATTCCTATATCTAAATACACAGATGCTTTCATAGATGATGAGGGAAAATATGGCCTCTGCCAATTTGCCTTTGGTATTAGAATAGATTCAGAAGAAGAGGGCGAAAATATTAAGAAAGCTATTACAAGTGATGAGTTTAAAAAAGTATGGCAAGCGATAGAATGGATTTATAATAGTAAAGAGTGGAGAGTTTTCAAATCATTTAGAAAAGATTTTTGGAAAGATTTTATTTAAAGGAGATAAGATGGATAATTTAATTGAAAATATTAAGACATTAATGACGGCAGATGAGGCAAGGAATCTAAAAGTTGACATTAAAAATATAGAAGAAGAGAAGAAAACTATTATTTCATTAAATAAAATAATCAACGACCAAATAAGACCTGCAGCAGAAAAGGGGTGCAGAAAAATTTATATAATTGAAGATGGGCTCAATGTTTTTCTTTCGCCAGAGGTCATGGCAGCGTTGACACTTCTTGGATATGAAATACGTAATAATACAATAAGTTGGTAATATTTTATATGTTTAAAAAAGATAATTACAAAACTTCTATAAAAAATATCAAAGCCTTGTGTTTGGCCGAAAGCTCAGGAAAAGCCTTGATTAAATCACAAGAACGCCAAAAAGAATTGGGCGAGGTTTTCACGCCGACCGAACTTGTGCTGGACATCTTAAAAAAGCTTCCCACTGGTAAAGACGGCGTATGGCAAGAAGGCAAGACTTTTCTTGATCCAGCTTGTGGAAACGGACAATTTCTTGTGGCCATCCTTATCATTAAAATACAATTGGGCCACGAGAATCCTTTGGAGAGTATCTATGGCGTGGATATAATGTTGGACAATGTGAAACAATGCCGTGGTCGATTGTTGTTGTTAGCTGGCGACACAAAGAAGAATCGGGCCATTTTGAAGAAAAATATTGTGTGCAAAGATGGATTGGAGTTTGATTATGAGTTTTGATATTTTATATTGTTGAATATTTAAAAGCAGAAAATGGGCGATAGGTGATCATGCATTCATATCTTTAAGATAGAATATCGTGATTAAATATCAATTAAGTGGCCTTAATTAAAGGGATATCTATGGTCAATAATGACATATGAGAAACAGTCTGAGGTATCCGAAGACAACACCCAGGTAAGGCTCGCCCATGTGGAGGTGTCATAATGACATCTTACACTATATTCCTTATAGTGATTTGGTTAATTATCATAACTATAAAGAATTAATTAAGATGTGTTGTGGCTTGATATAATAAACCAAACACCACGGCACAACACCCACAAAGGACCTACCCATGCCCACTCAAAATAAACATTGCACCAAGTGCAACCAGGACTTAAAACCCGCCAATTTCAACAAGGACAGTTCTCAGAAGGACGGTTATCACGCCACCTGTAAGAAATGCGTAAACAAGTATAACAAGTGTAGTTTGTCGGGCCGTTTTCATCATTATAAGAATACCGCTCGCCACAGAAACTACGCCTTCACGCTGACCAAAAAGCAGTTTGAGGCCATAACCTCTCAGCCTTGTGAATTTTGTGGCGACTTCATAGGCGAGGACAACCTTGGTCGGCCTTATAATGGTGTTGATAGAATAGATAACGACAAAGGCTACATAAAAGGAAACTGTTGCCCTTGTTGCACCAAATGTAATTTTATGAAGGCTCAACAAAGTAAAGATGAATTTTTAGCACAAATAATAGCGATATATGAATTTCAGAAAAGAAAGGGTTAGCATGTCAAGCCAAAAATGTAAATTTAAGGGCCACAAAATGACGAAGACGGTTAGAGAGTTCGCCAAGTGTCAGCGTAAAAATCAGTATGATACGGAGCCGTTGGCGCGCGAGGCCGCAGAAAAACTCACTTATAGCAAGACTCATAAGCTCTCAGTATACCTTTGCATGTTCTGTTTTAAATGGCACCTGACCAAAAAGGAAAACGAGAATCATACCGGATAATTTAACAATGAAAGGAAATTAAAATGAAACAAAAGAACACCATCGCCCGAGCAATCTATCAAGCACACAAAAACCAAACCCCAATCCGAGCCAATATTCGCCTCAAAAAAAGTGGACATTTTAGTTCTATCGAGGGCGTGGTTCAGTCCGTCCGAGTTAGTATGGATGGCGACCCTTATATTGTCATTAAGCCCAAGAACAAGAAACATCATATCCAAACCGTCATCCTTAGCAATGTGATGTTCGTTCATGAGGAATAATATAAGTGGGGCCGTTGTGGGAGCGTATTATATGCTTTTGGATTATGAGCCTACCAGAGTTCGATTTTGGCTGGAATTTACTCGCTTATATAGAAAGTATCGAATTAAATGACAGAAATTAAACAAGAAATAAAGAACCTTTATGTGAGCGTTTTGGTATTTGGAGAACATCTGTGTGAAGACGGGAGCTTCGAATATAGACATTGGAATAAGTCCCGCCATACTAAATTTTGGCGATTTGGAAGCTCACACAAACTTTTGCATAAATATGGAATACCTCAAAAAGCTTGATTAAAACGCTGGGCCCGGATAAATGCCTGTCCTGACCTGGGTGTTCTGTTGGTCTTTCGCCTGGCCGAAAAAGACCAATTTTTAGAGGGAATGAAGATGCCCATAATGTTTAAATCGATTTATAGATTTTGTTTAAAAGGCGAAAATAATTTATCGTATTGGTATGAGATTTTTAGGCCCTATTATATCATTGATGGAGCACTATCATCTTGGGATATAGAAATGATAAAGCAACATTTAATAAAGGAATAAAGATGTCTTATATGTTTAGAAGACTATACATAATGGGATTACACAATCGTCTGTCTGGTTGGTATGATGAAACAAAATCTTCTATATATTTTTATGGGCTTAATCTTGATTTGATTGTTTTTTTGGGCCGATTTCTAATAAAGGAATAAAATGCCAGAAATGTTTAAAGCAATATATAGAGTTGGATTACAACACGAATTGAACACTTGGTATAGACTTTTAACACACTACAAATATACTTATGGGTTCAACTTTGGTGGCCAGGTAGAATTTGTAGGAAAATATCTAATAAAGGAATAAAGATGTCTTATATGTTTAGAAGACTATATAAATTAGGCTTGAATTATCGTATGGCCAACTGGCATGATTCAGTAGATAAAAGCCAGTTCAACTGCCTATTACATGTATTCCTCGATAAATTTTTAATAAAGGATAACAATGCCAGAAATGTTTCAAGCAATATATAGAGTTGGATTACGGCGCGAGTTATACACTTGGTATAGGGTAATGATATACTATAAATATACTTATGGGTTTAAATTTGCGGGCTTGCCAGAGTTTATGGACCTATATGTAATAAAGGATATAGTATGAAAGAAGAAGTCGGAAGTTGTTATAGGATATTTTTTAGACCGACATCCGAAGTTAAAAACGCAACGGTCGAAGCTAAATGGGATTGTATTTTTGACAGATGGTCCCCCTTCATTAGGCTTTATGACCCAGAAGACATCTACTGCTCTTATTGGGCTTTAAACCAGCAGACCGCCAGATTTATCTATAAGTATTGGGCAGGTAAAGACAAATCAAAGGTTGCATTACAAATCCGCACAATAAATTTTTTAAGATATTTGAAGGAACTAATTAGCAAGAAATTCAAAAGCAAGGAATAAATTATGAAAGATTTAAGAGAATTGGCCTTAGATGGAATTATTTATAAAAAAGCTTATGATGTGGGTATCTACCCTGCCTCTATTGAAGGTGGCCCGATGGAATATAAAGAGAGAGATGCTTATAAGAAGGGCTGGAATGATGCCGACCTGAAAGGTATCGATAATGTTATGCTTATAAGAGGCTTTATCGAGTCTTTGTCGCCAGATAATAAAAAATATTTAGAAGAGTTGCTATTAGAAGATGTTGTTGATTTTTTCATCGAGGACGGCAAAGTATTGGCTTATATTAATATGAGTGATACTTTTGCCTGGGGCTGTGCTGACGCCGAGGATGTTCCTGTCGAAAAGTTAGAGAGTGTATATGATTTGTATAAACAATTTGGGCAGGATGGACTGACTGCTTGGGTGGCCGATTGTAGAAATATGGAACCATTAAAATATTGGCAAAGAGACAAGTATAAAGAAGCCATGAAACTAATAAAGGAAAGAAAATGAAGATTGGTATTATTGGAGATGTCCACGCATCTAATACATTTCCCTTGGGAGCTACTGATTTAAACACCCAACTCAACACCCGACTTTTGGATTTCATTAAAACATTCGACGGAATTATTGATGAGTTTGAAAAGCGTGGCGTTAAGCTGGTTGCTATCACTGGCGACACCTATGACAAGAAAGTGCCACTTCCCCAGGAGACGAATATACTTAGCAAGTCTTTTATGCGAGCGGTAAGCAAGGGAATGCGGATACTAATACTAACAGGTAATCATGACATCCAGCGTGCCAGTAATACTACATCGGTGGATATTTTTAATTCTTTAAACTTGGAAACGATAACTTCTTTTCCTGAGTTTAGCGTGTATACTACGCAGGATGAGTCAGGCCAAGATATAAACATTCTATTTTGTCCTTACCGCGATAAAAACTCTTACAATGTGTCTTTACCTGACCAAGCCATTTCTATCATTAAAGAAGATGTAGATAAATTGAAGGCAAACTTAAAAGGTCGTATCTATGCAATTACTCATTTCATGTTGAATAAAACCGTAACGGGCCAAACATCAGAGACTTTCAGTCTCCATGAACTCATACTGCCACTCTCAATTTTCGATGGAGTGGATATGGTAATCGGAGGGCATGTTCACGCACACGAGATACTAAGAAAGAGTCCGCCAGCATTTTATGTTGGAAGCATGGACCGATTGACGCTTGGTGAAAAAGACTGCGATAAAGTAAGCGTTGTGGTAGACACCACAGACAACTCTTATGAAATTATTTCCAATAATGTAAGAGATATGTTCGAGTTAGATTTTGATTATTCCGCCAAAGAATTCAAGGCCGGAATTAATGACAAGATAGTTGCTGATGTGGAAGAATATTCTACCAACCACAAATTAGACGAGTCGATAGTGAAAGTAGTTTTAAAAGTAAAAGAGAATGATTCTCACTTCGTCGACAGAGAGAGGGTTAAAGACTATATTATGGCAAAGAAAGTCAATCATTTGATTCCAATTCAAGTTTCCACTGTCTCTACTCGCACTATAAGAAACAAAGACATCACAGAGGATGTGTCGAGCAAACAGGCCATAGAGAAGTTTATAAATGGTTTGGATACGGAGACTGAGGGTATGAAAAAACGCCTGGCCAAAATAGCAACAGAAATAATAGAAAGTGTGGACGGAAAATGATAACATTAGATAAAAGAATTCCTTTTGAAATAGCAAGACTATATCGCGTGATGTACGGACAGTACTCTCCTCATTCGCCTCGAAATATAGATTTGTTTTATCAATACATAGAATATATTGATCCAAAAGAATTTGACCTTAAATTTTATAGAAAGTATTTAATTAAATGATAAAACCACTTTGGCATCTATACTACCATTTTTTATTGGTTCACAAAGTTAAACACCAAGACATCGTAGAGGCCTTTAAAGAAGTGCGATACGAAGGAAGTTATTATTGTAGCTTTTGCAACTATCGCGTATATTTTAGAACTGAGGAATTGATTCGTGAAGTTTGACATTAAAATCATATATCTTATCGTGTTTTCATACAAGGATACATTAAAATCTTGGATGTCTTCGTTTGAACATTATAATATACCGTCGGTAAGAAAGTATTTAATTAAGTGAATCAAGAAATCTATGATATTTATTGGGCCGTATTTTTTTATAAAATAAGATTAACACATTTTCAGTGGTGGAAGGAAAACGGTTTGTAGAGAGGTATTTAATTAAATGAGTGGAACTATTAGGACTTTTTATCATGTTGTGTTTTTATATAAAATAAAGATAAAAGTGTGGAATAAGTATAGCTCTAATTGGTGGTGGGATAAAAAGTTCGTAGAAAGGTATTTAATCAAATGAACGCAATAATCAAAGATATTTATCGAGCCGTATTTGTTTATAAGATACACCTTAATTACACTTTGTGGTGGATGGGAAGAGAGTTTTTAAAGAGGTATTTAATCAAATGAACTATTTATATCATATCTTGTACCATGTTGGGTTTTCTAAAAACAAAAACAATATATTGAGATATTTTAAAAGAAATAAAATAAGAATAAATGAGTATAATTTTCCCGAACTAACATTTATAGAAAAATACAAAATAGAGGATACAAATGCCAAACAAAATACCACGAATGTTTAGAATGCTATATTTAATTGGGCTTGATTCAAACAATGTCAGTATGCGTAATTGGCTTAAATATTGGAAAAATGGCCTCATCATTCTTGCCTGCAACGATATGCGTTGGACTGCGGCAGAATTTATAGGTAGATATAAAATATAGGAGTTTTTGAATGTTTGATAATGTATGGAATGCTGTTCAGTGGATTTCCTTTGCGGTAATGTTTGCGATAACAATTTCATCGTGGTTTATTATGCCGATCATTATTTCCAATTATCTGGGCTGGGGGCACGCAGGGGTATTTCTTATTTTGATATTAACGCTTATTGGGCTATATAAAGCTCAAAAAATTAAAGACGATTTGGGAGGCAATGATGATAGTAAAAACTAAGTCTGTTATTTGGTTTGGTGCTTCGGCTATTACAGTTTATCCGTTTATTTTTGTTCATCCGGCTTTGGCTAATGATGAGGCAATAATGAAACACGAGCAGGTCCACTGCGAACAACAAAAAAGGTGGGCCACCTACGGAGTGGGTATTGGGCTATTGGCCTGGTTTTTCTTATACTCATTATGTTTGCCGATAGGATATAATCCATTCAGACGAAAATGGGAGACTGAAGCCTATCAAAAAGGACAAGGGTATGATTTAGATACTATTAATGAGATTTTGAAACATGCTCCGTATTATTTAAAGTAAAGTAGATTTAATACAGATGATTCTGTTTTTGGGATGGGATGTACAGGAGCGTTTTTTATTTTGATATCAACGCTTATTGGACTATATAAAGCTCAAAAAATTAAAGACGATTTGGGAGAAAAAGATGTCTCACGAGGTTTGGTGCGATTATTGTGGGGAAGACGAACGAAAGTTTAGTGGATTTTGTTGCAAAGAGGCAGAACGAGTATACACAAACGATAAAAATAAGCTTTGGGCTTTTTCTCAAGCGGTGTTGTCGATATTAAAAAAGAACAAATATGAGTTGGATTTAGTGGCCCGAACTTTATATAATGATGCCAGCCGAAATAAAGAACGACATTTTCTTCCACAGTATTGGGAAAATATATTATCAAAGATTGGATGTGATGTATGAAAATATGGAATTTAATTGAGTGGTTCTGTCTTGGTGCTACTGTAGTGGCGGCCATAACTTTGGCAGGATTTTTTCTTACCAAAGCCCTTATGTTTTTAGGATGGGGTTTTTGTTTACTTATTTTGGTCCTTTTTATACTTCTTGTGGGTGTTCGCAAACTTATAAAAGAAAGTGAAATATAATGAAAGATAATCGGATAAATTTTTTAATATCAATAATGACAAATTATTGGTTTAATTTTTTAATAGCAATAATGATAAGTCTTACATTGGTCTGTGTGTTTTATTTTAACAATCGCCCATACCAAGTCCCAGCCTCTTGCCCTATCTCAGAAAGACACATGTGTCCTGCATGCCAAGAGTGTCAGCCTGTGGACGAGGCGCCTTATTGTTTGGAGTGCCCAATAATAAGCAAAAAATTGGAATGCTATAGATGTGCTATTGGAATATATACCAAAGAATGGTGTGATATAAATTTTGGTATTTCTTCGTCTAACGAAAATGAAGTTTTAAAGAAATGCGAGGGACAAGATGAGTAAGGCCACACAGATGAAATATATTTCAGATGCGGCGAATAAACACAACAAGGATATTAGTGAATTATATGACTACCTACAGTGTGAGGCCGAGAAAGGCAAATATTTTACATATATTACATTTGACAATGGCGCGGCATATGACTCAACAATTTTCAAAGACTTGGTTAAGGAAGGATTTGTCGTAGAGCCAGGGGAATATGACTATTCACACAATAGTGTGCAATATAAAATTTCTTGGTAAGGAGCGAATATGAAAGCAGAAGAGATGAAAAAATTGGCAGATGATACAAACGGAATTGACCGCGAATTTAATCGTGCAATGGACAAAATTCGCGCGATAGCAAGAGACGGCTTGTATGAAACAATGTTGTCTAATATTAGCAGTAATGACGATGTCGTAAGAATAATTGGCAACAGGCTTAAAAATGAGGGGTTTTATATAGAAGAATGTCGAGACCGTCCTGGAGACTACTTAGAATTAAAAGTAGTTTGGCGGTATTCATGATATATGGCATCAAGCAATATATAATAGGCGACGGACAAACATTTGCCGCAAAGTCAGACCAATCAACGATAACTTTCTTAGATACCAATAATCCTAATTATATAGATGATGATATTTTATATAGTGTTTGCAAACAAACAAGCAAGTTTCCCAATGCTATAATCGATATCTGTAGAAAAACAAATGCCAAGAATTTCAATACCAGGCTGCAGTATATTTGTGGCCTCTACAAGGTTAAGGAGATATTTTGGAGAATTTTGCCTACCCAATGTGGAGGGTGGACCTTGGCCTGTGGGGCTTTCATAATTGACGGAGATTTTGATTATAGTAAGTATGAAATATTAGACAATACGCAGTAAGGATATTTTATGGCATTAAAACAACAAGATTTTGAGGATGCTTTCATTCTGTGGCTTTCTAATGCGGCCAAGATGAAAAACGAAAGAGAAATATTTTACAAAAATGAGTTTGGAGAAAATATAACAATAGAGTTTCCAACAAATTCGCCTACCTATGCCATAGTAAGAGGAGAGTCCACAAACTTTGGGCCCAAGCACGAAGTAGAATATAGAAATGGGTTTGCGGACGGAAAGAGTGTATATTGGTATGACAATGGACAAAAATGCAGTGAGAAATACTACAAAAACGGAATACTTCATGGAAAAGCAATCACATGGTATAGAGACGGAAGCCCCAGTGCCGAATTTAATTATAAAAATGGAAAACTGGATGGGGTGTGTATTAGGTGGGAAAGAAAGACATATACCTACAAAGATGGGGAAGAGATAAAATACTGCATATAATGTTGGAGTTTTAGATGAATGATTTTTCTAAAAAATTGGACGAGATACGAAAGAAAATGATGTCGGATGGAACATATTATATTCTTCCAGGCGAGCCAGAAGATATAACTCCCAATTATAGCCATATAAATAATGGATATTGTGGTAGTTTTTCTGGTGCTGTTTGCGAAGTGTATGGCGACAAGGTTAAAGAATTATCAGAGAAATATATAAAGACGAATAAGAAATTATATGAGCATTGGTTTATTAAATATCAAGATAAATTTTATGATGCAGAATGCATAGAGGGCGTAGATTGTCCCAAAAAACTACCAATTTTTCGTGATATCTTTTGTCCAACTATTTTAGAAAGAATTAAAAATTTATTTATAAAAAAATAAAGTGAGAAGGTATATTATAATCGTTGACTTTTGTGTCGAATTCGGTATAATATAACATAAGGTGTAAAATGATTCCAAAATATTTGTGCTTAAGAAATTTTCTATCGCACGACTTATCAAAATTGGACTTCACTAAATTTAGTATGGCCTTAATTCTTGGGAGTTTCGACAGCCAATTTGACCAATCCAACTGTGCAGGCAAAAGTTCATTGTTCGAAGGTATAACTTGGGCTTTATTTGAAAAAAGTCGCCATAAGAAAAAGGACGGCGTAGTTAAATGGGATCGCAAATCGTGTAAAGTGGAGTTCGAGTTTTGGGTTGAGAATGCCCTTTATCGTGTCGTTCGGGTTAGAGACAAAGTCTCTTCTGAGGCCGAGATATCATTAGAACAGTGGGACGACTCAAAACAATCATTCACACCAATATCTTGTGATACCAATACAGCTACCAATGCAAAAATAGTTAAAATCATTGGTTTCAGCTACGAAGTGTTTGTGAATAGCGTTTATTTTAAGCAAGACGATATTTCGGTATTCGCTACCAGCACCCCTACAAAAAGAAAGGACATTTTAAAGTCATTGCTTCAAATTGATCAATGGGACAATTATCAAAAGAAAACCAAAGATAAGGCCAGAGATTTAAATAGCAAAATAGAAGAAAAGTCCCAAAGGCTCATTCCAATAGATTCTATTAACAAGGAAATAGAGCAATGCCGGAATTGTTTGGTGGAAGTGAAGAAGCAAATCAAAGACATAAACCAAGAGTATTCTATTATGAATTCCTCTCTAATGTCTAAGAAGCTACAATATCAATCAGCCTACGGAAATCTTGTAGAAGACGAGCATAGATTAAAACTACTTCAGCAAGAATATTCTTCCGCCAAAAAAAGACTTTTAGATATACAGTCTAATCGAGTTAAGAACGATTCTGCTTTAAAGAGTAATTCCGATCAGCTGGCCGTATTAAATAAGAAAATAGATGTGCTGAAGATAAAAATTGTTGAGGGTCGAGGAATCAATTTAGAAGAGCTCCGCTCTAAAATAATTGTCGGAAAGACTAAAGAAAAGATTTTAAAGGACAAAATACAAACTCTTGAAAAAGAAATAGAGTTTAATGATAAATGCAATCTGTGTAAGCGACCTCTTACCAAGCAGGATATTGAGAAAATAAAGGCGGACAGAGAGCAGGAGTTGTCTGATATTAAAGTTCAGCATACAGACATACAGCAAAAGTTGACCCGCGCAGAAGAAAAGCTTAAAGACAAGGAATTTCTTTTTAATGAGTCTGCGAAGTCAGAGCTCGAAAAAGCTCGGACCGAAGTAAAAATCAACAAACTCCAGAACGCATTAGAAGATTGCGAGTCTCTCGAAACTGAATTGTGTAAAGAACAAAAAGGGCTGGAGTCAAAAGATTTTAAGAAAGGCATAGATGAGTTAAAAGCTAAGTTTAATAAAGAAGAAAAAGAGAAACTCTCAAAAGAGATTTCTGATTTAGAACATGATTTGCAAGATATCAAGAAGAGAACAGACAAACTCAATATAGAGTATGGAAGTAAAGCAAACAATAGAGATGAATTAATTAAAACAGAACAAGAACAATCTGAGCTACAAAAAGATGTAAATAAACTCAAGAGTGAATATGTTGTGTATGATAAACTAAGGGATTATTTTGGGAAAGATGGCATTCAGGCCGTAATTATAGAAAATGTGATAGAGGAGTTAGAAAATTACGCAAATGAGACTCTTTCTAAGATATGCAATGAGCCTACATCTATCTCTATAGTCACCCAGAAGCAAAATGACAATGGGTCGTGGTCTGAGACATTTGATATCAATGTTAAAGAAGGTAGCAGAACAGATGACTTTGACACTCTGAGCGGCGGCGGAAAGTTTAGGATATCGTTGGCTTTGCGTTTGGCACTAAGCAGTATATTGGCCAAAAGAATGAATGGAAATGTGAAAATGTTAATGTTGGATGAGGCGGCCAGTAGTTTAGACAAAAAGGGTATTGATACATTTCTGTCAGTTATCAAACAACTCAGCAACTCTATGAAAATATTAGTAATATCACATGATGAGCGTTTAAAAGAAAAGTTCAACGATATCATAGTAGTAAACAAGACATCTGTGGGAAGCAAGGTTGTAGTGTAAGGAGAATTAGCATGTTATCACTTGAGCAAAAGATTTTATTGCTTTTCATGCCATCCGGCGCGTTCGTTTGCGGTAGCACTAAAAAAGATTTTATTGTGGCCAGACAAAGAGCGCGCGGGCACTTCTTTTATTCGAAAGCAAAATGCATGGAATTCGGAGGAGTGTGTGGATGGCCATTTGTGTCAATATCGCCCGGAGGCAAAAGAAATTTCTTTTATACATCCCCATATACTCCGGACGCAATAAAAAGAGCAAAAAGAGGAGCATATTTCTGGGCCAAAGGCAAGTGTGCCCTCGCCTTACTGATAGTAGGTGATAATAGTCTGTCTGAACTATTAGTAAAAAAGTTATCAGGAATAGCAACAAAAAAAGAGCTAATGATTCTAAAGAAGTACGGCAAATACCTGAAGGCTTAATTCTATCAATATTTTAATATCCTAAGGAGCGGTCTATGATCAGATTTCCAAGTAAAAGAATATATGGCCTGATAGGCCCACCTCGTGCAGGAAAAGATGCAGTGGCCCAATATCTTAAAGAAACCAGAGGTTTTGTGATTTTAGCCTTTGCAGACCAAATCAAACAAGAGTTTGGTATCAGCAAAGAAGATTTTGAGTCGGCCAAAATATCAGGGAATATAGAAAAAATAAGACAAGACCTTTGGGACTTTTCGGCCGATATGAAGAAGAAAGACCCTAATTATTTCATACACTCTCTGATGGAAAGGGCTGAAAAAGAACAATCAGTTGTTATATCTGATGTTAGGACAGAAGACGAATTAGATGCCATCTATTCTAATAAGTTTCCAATCAAACGAGCTTATTATATAATGGATAGCGAGAGAAACGACACAGATGGCGAATTTATAAAAGGCTCTAAAATTAAAGCCCAAATTATTGATAAGCACATAGATGCAGATAAAGACATGAGGCTTATAATAAACAACAAGAAAGGATTGTTTTATTTTTATCAAGAATTAGATAGATTTTTCTTTAATGAAGATGTCGGTGATATGCTTTCAAATGAGTCAGAGATTAAGGCCGTGAGAAGTTATTTACAGCAATTTAATGTTTGGCAGAAAGGCAGTATTTATGAAAGCTAAGATACTATTAGATTTGGATGGAGTTATAGCTAATTTTTGCTATTCTTTTAGAGATTTTTTGAATAAAAACTACAACTGTAATTTTAATATAGATGTAGAGCCAGCGTCTTATGATATAGGCGATTGGGGATGTGGAATAGAGAATATAAATATAGACGAAGTTGTTTCGGCCTGGATTAAACAAGGAGGTTTTTCTCAAATTCCGTCTTATCCTGGAACCGAGGATTTCGTCCAATCTTTAATGTCTAATTATGATGTATCGATTGTGACTGCCCGAGTTGGAGATTGGGATCAAAAGTTTAGCAAGAATGTTCAGAATAAAATAAAGCAAGATACCTCTGATTGGCTTCAAAAGAGAAATATCCCGGCAGATAGATTGTTTTTTATTCATGACAAGATTCCATTTTGCCAGGAGAATGAGATATCAATTATTATAGAAGATAAGCTTGAAACGGCCATTAAAGCATCTAAGGAAAAAGTTCATACTATTCTTATGAACAGAGAATATAACCAAAGTAAGTCAGAAAGGCTAAGAGTGTATCGAGTTTATGATTTCAACGAGGCGTTAGTTCAATTGTCCAAATTGAGCTAATAGACATACAAAATGAGTGTAGCAACATTAACTTTCACCGCGTCAGAAGAGCAGATAACATCCGGGATACCTGAATATTTAACTATAGAGTCAAACATTCCGGCCACCATCTATTATACTATTGATGGCACTGTTCCGGATGCCTATTCTCTTATATATACAGATGCGATAGCAATTCCTACTAATATGACTTCTGTGATTGTTAGTGCCTTTGGTATAGATAGTTTAGATGTCTCTGGCCCTATACTTACTCAAACATTTTCTGCCGACCAGAGTGATATAACACGAACAAGAAATGTGGGAAATGAAGGAATAGTTTTAGATGAGGTTGGGTTTGGGCAAGATTATGTGGTAGGCTATGATGCCAATGGAAATCCGGCCACTTTTTTGGATTTTGAGCCAGAATTGATAAATGCAGAAACTATACACAGTGAAAAGGGTTTTGATGGCGAGGCTCCAGGCACAAAGGTTTCAATTGGAACCCCTGATCCGACCACAGAAGAGTCGAGTCGGTATAACACATTTGTGCCTTTCTCGACCACAGAAGTAGGCGAATTCTTTAATCCTCGGGCCAGAGTAATACATATAGACACGCGGGTGCACAACGATGTGAACCCTATATTAAGACCCTGGGGGTCATTAGAGGATCCATATAATGAATTCGGAGGGGTTAGGATTAGAAGTATCGGCGATGACGCTAACTATGTAAGTGGAGGATATGTAAGGAGATTTTATAATTCTGTCACCAAAACAATGACCAGCTATTACTTTGACCACAATGAAGCGCGATGGATAAGAAATATACAACAGTTGCCTGATAATACGCCAGCGATGCCGAATAGCATTGGTGTGGCCGCAAACGCTACCATACCTTATGTTATACCTTGGATACCACGCGGGAGACAATCTGGTATAGTTTAAGGGAATTAATATTATGGAATTAAAAATATGTAAAAACAAGAACAATGAGGGCTGTGGAAAAGAGAAGCCCATAGAAGATTTTTTCTTTCATGTGTCAAAGAATTCTCGAGATGGTTTATGTTCAGAATGTATACGAAAACAAAGAAGACACAAACGAAATAAAGGCCGGCCACATAAAGTATGTTTTGCCGAAGGATGTGGCAAGATATTAAATGAAAATAATAAAAGAGGATATTGTACTGCTCACAGAAGTCTTTCAGCTGAGTACCAAGAGTTACTTAAAAAATACAGAAAAGACAATAGAAAAGATATTAATGAAAAAATGTCTGATCGGAGAAAAACTCCAGAAGGCATAGAATACGGAAAGAAATATATTGTAGAACATAAAAGAGAAAAATCAGAAAAAGACAAACAATATTACAACAACAATAAAGAAAAAAGGATTAAAAATTCATCAGAATGGCTTAGGCGTCATCCAGAAGTTTCTGCGAAGTGCGAACGATATCGCAGAGCAAAAAAATTATTTGTACAAGAGAATTTTTTATTGGAACAAGAAGAAATAACAAGAGATGTCTTTGAAAATAAATGTCTAATATGCAAAACAACTGAAAATATTTGTATAGATCATTTTTGTCCTTTAAATGACGGCTACGCTTTATCTTTAGATAATGCAATTTTATTATGCAAATCTCATAATAGTTCAAAGGGAGCAAAAAATCCTGAATTATTTTTCACACCAGAACAATTCATATTAGCAAAAGAGTTGATGAAAAAAGCAATAGAAATATATGAAGAGCTAATAGAAAACAGAGACAAGGAAGAACAAGATGAACCAAAACCAGACACGGAATCAGATTGTGGAAGTAGAAAAGAACAAACAATTACAGATAATCAAGCTTAGTGCCTCATCAGTAAAAACTTTTGAACAATGTCCTCGTAAATATTTTTTCAATTATATCGAAAAGGCGCCCCAAAAAGAGTGGTCTCATCTTGACTTAGGCAATCTATGCCACAAGACTCTTGAGATTTTTCACAATGTCTGTATAAATAAGACTACCAAAAAACCACTTAACAAGATTATGAGTGAGGCTTTTGCAAGCGCCCGATTAGAATACCCCAAACTTGATGACGAAAAAATAGCAGAGGCCAAACAAATGATATCAGACTATTTGAATACAATAAAGAAAACTGGTATGCCTATCGTCAAGTGCTGCGAACAAGATTTTGAATTCGAAATAGCAAACAATGTTTTGGTAAGGGGGTATATTGACCGTATCGATATTACTAAAGATGGAAAATTTAAAATTATGGACTATAAGACTACAAAAAACGCACAATATCTGGAACCGTTTCAGTTATTAATATATGGTATGTATTTAAAGAGAGAATATCCAGACATTACCGGGTTTGTCGGAGCATATGTTTTGTTAAAGCACAAATCGCAACTTAAAGAATACACTTTCAGTATTACTGATATAGAAGATGCTGAAAAAGAAATGATTAAATACGCAAACTCTATAAAGACAGAAAACATTTGGCCGACCATTCCGAGCAAGCTTTGTAATTATTGTAATTTCAAGGACATCTGCCCTGCTCAAAAGGAGTGGTAATATGAAAGTAATAAATAGTAAAAGGTCCGAATTTGAGATATTTGAGAATGAAAAAAACGAATATATTGGATTTTCAGGAATGGTTTCTTTATACGAAATGTCTTTATTCATAGACACACGAAATGGAACTGGCTATGATAAAGTAATAAAAAAATTGGCACCACTAATACACAAGTTCACAAAACGATTCCATCATTATAATAGTAGTGTAGAAGATTTGGCACAAGATGTGGCTGTGCATATATTAGAGGGCATACCGAAATATGACCCAAGAAAAGATATGAAGCTGTCTTCATTCTTAGAAATGAGAATAAATAGAAGATTAATAAATGATTTAAGAGATATGAGCAGAGTTAGAAAAAATGCAACTTTCTTAAATATTTCTTTTAATCGTGTAACTTGTGAATGTGGTTATGCATTTAATACCAAACAAGAAATATCGAAAACCGTCTGTATGTCGTGTGGAAAAATAGGACAGTTTGTAAAGAAAAATCCATGCCCCATCTCAGAAGTTAATGAGTCTACTTTGTCTGCGAACGCCGAGAAATGCAGTAAAGGCGAAGAGATTGCTCTTGATTCTTTATCTTTGGTAGATTTTGGTTTTATAGGAAATATTCAGCAAAATGTTGATGACGCCGCTATATCAAAGTGCGATATATTTTCTTGGATTGAAAATGAAGACCCCAAGTTAGCTGAGATTATAGACTTGATATGTTTTCACGATTACACTATTAATGATGCAGCGACAAAAGTGGGGCTCACGAAGGCCGGTGTTAGTATAAAACTTAAAAAACTTAAAGATAACGAAAGGGCCAAAGAATTATTAAACAGGTGATACATTATGAATCTTAAAAAAATAATAGCTAAGCAGAAAGCACTGTCTCGAAAAATCATAGCTTCTGGGAAAATAAATTCGGTAGATTTATTGACTATTTCTAATGAGAAATCTTTTTTAAATAGCGACTTCGGAAATATAAAAAATGTCGAGTCTTTAATGGAAATCATTCATACTACGAGACATAATAAAATAAGCAAAGCAGGAAGATATACCCGATGTAAGCTTTGTAAAAAAATTGTGGCCGATATAACGCAACAGGAAACCCCATTGTCTGATATTTTGCCTAAAATGGGAAACTTATTGTCTATATTAGAAAAAGAAGCATTGGACGAGAAGGCCAACATAGAAGCTATGAAAATGCCATCCCAGAATGATTTGACGCGGTGGGCATTAAAAGATGCAGTTTTGGCATACTATCAAGGATTAAATTTTCCTCCGGATAAGCCCATTGTAGAGAGTCGATACGATGATAGATTAATAGATGAATTGGCTCCTGATTTTGATATTATAGCAAAAATATGGTTGCAAAAGTTGGATGAGCTACAAAGAAAGAATGACCAATACACACTAAACACAAATGAAATGGATAAGGCGGAAGCAGATTTGTCTGAAAAGATGCAAGGATCCGCGTTTGAAAAGCAATTAGACAGATTTCGAGAAGAGTTTATGGCGAAATTACCAAGATAAAGAAAGAGGTTAAGAATGCAAGAAATTATTAAAGTAGAGTCAGTTAGTTCGATAGAAAGTAAAATTTCAATAAATGTTCCCTCAAATGTAGTCGACAGTAAGTTTAATGAGTTTTTTGAAAGTATCAAAAACAAAGCAACCGTTCCTGGTTTTCGCCAAGGAAAGGCTCCTACCAGTGTATTAAAACAATTTCTCTCAGAGAAGGCTAAGCCTGCTGTTGTTAATATATTACTGGGAGAGTATTACGAGATGGCGATTAAAGACTATAATCTTAATCCTGTCGGCAGCCCCAATATAAAAGATTTTGATGCATCTACGAGCGAATATCCGGGCCAATTCGGTTTCGATGGTTCATATTCTGTTGAGTTTACTGTGGAAGTATTGCCTAAATTAGATATAGTTGGGTATAATGGATTAGATATATCTATTCCAGAAGTTAATGAGCAGGAACTTGCTGTTGCCAAGATGAACGAATGCCGAGAACAGTTTTCTGATAAGAAACAAATATTGGACCGCGGCGCTCAAATTGGAGACTCTGTTGTGATTGACTTTGTCGGATATTTGGACAATGTTCCATTTGAAGGTGGCGCAGGTAAAGATGTTCCTCTGGCCAAATTGGGCTCTTCTAATTTTATTCCAGGATTTGAAGAACAAGTTGTTGGTATGAAACCTGATGAAAATAAAAAGATTTCGGTTAAGTTTCCAGAAAATTATCATGCGGCCCAATTTAGCGGGAAAGATGCAATTTTTGATGTAACGATGCATAGTATTGTGGAGGCGACACCAGCAGAAGTAAACGAAGACCTCGCTCTTATGTCTGGGTTTGAAAACTTAGAAGAAATGCAAAAAGCCATACAAAAAGTTGCGGAAAAGGAAAAGACAATAATCTTGCGTCAAAAATTAGACGAGACCATTATATCTAAAATATTGGAGTCTAATACATTTGACTGTCCCCAGACCCTTATCGCCGGCGAAGCTTTAAACTTAAAGAAGCATTTTAAAAATGCAGACATACCCCCAGAGCTAATGGAAAAGATAAACAAAAATGCCGAATTTAATGTAAAGCGAGCTTTGGTCTTGGAAGCAATTTATGAGAAAGAAAAAAATGTGGAAATAACTCCAGAAGAGTTGAATGAAGCGCTGGAAGAATATGCAAAGATGGTCAACAAGACTAAAGATGATTTGGTCAGCGCTTTGTATAATTCTAAGCAGATGGATAGCTTTGTTGGACAATTGCGTGCCACCAAGGTTATGGATTATATTATTAAAAACGCAAAGAAACAAGAAAGTGAGGCAGTTTAATGAGTGAAGCGAATGTTAAGCAGAGTGTTTCGGGGTTTCAAATTGTAAGTTTCCAGGTAAAAAAGGGCAAGGAAAAGGAAACAGTTAAATTACTTTTGACATGTGATGTAGACTCTATTGGGTGCGGAGAATATGATGTTGGTGATATTCTAAAGGCCTTTGTGGCACATCAAACTGGAGAAACAGATATTGGGCTTTCTGTGTTTGTAGAAAAGAAAGAGTAATTAACCCTAACTACGAAGGAGTGCAATACAAATTTGCACTCCTTTTATTTTAAAAAACATGACTAAATTTTCTGAAGTAGTAAAAACGAAATCGAGTAGCTGTTCAAAATGTTTCGCAATGATATACAGCTTACCATGCACATTGGATATAAAACTATCGTCTTTTTTGGCTGATTTCGGCGAGCCTGTTTATTCTGTGGTGGCAACCAAATTATTAAGAATAGACACAACAGACGGATTTCATATTGAGGGCCGATTAGGCGCCAAACTTATTAAATTCACCATGCCCAAAAAATTTGAAAAAGTCGCATCGGACAAAATAACAAAGAAAATTGACTTCGAAAAAGCACTGGTTGAATGGATGATAGATAAACTGGATATTGATATAGAGTATTAGAAAAGGAATTTTGAATGAAAGAATATACGCATTTGCATTGCCACACAGCCATAGGCTCTCTAGCCGACTCTATGGTTTCGGTTGACCAATTATTTAAACGAGCAAAAGAGCTTGGACAAAAGGCGATAGCTCTCACTGAACACGGAACACTTGCCTCGTTATTTGATGGATTTAAAGCCTCTCAAAAATATGGCATCAAGTATATACCAGGCTGTGAATTCTATTTTGTTGATAATGCTAAAGAGGACAAACAGAAACGCAAGCATTTGGTTTTGTTGGCGAAGAATGAAGTTGGGTATAGAAATCTTTTGAAACTTAATTATGAAGGATATGCAAACGCAAAATATTTGGCAGTGTTAAACAAAGTATTTCCTCAAATTGATTTAGAAATAATTAAAAAATATCACGAGGGATTAATTTGCCTTACTGCTTGTGGCTCAGGCCCTTTAGCAACAGAGTTGTTTAAAGTGGACGAAAATAATATATGGAACCATGATTTGTGTCATGTAAATGCGTTTAATTTGGCCGCCAAATTTCAAGAAATATTCGGAGAAGATTTATATTTAGAAGTTCAAGCACACGATTTAAAAAAATATAAAACCAATAAAAAAACTGGCGAAATAGAACGAGACGCTAATGGCGAAGGCATTGTGGCCGTAGACCAAACATTCATAAATCGTGCATTATTGGGGCTCTCGCAAGATTTGGGAATCAAGTTAGTAGCAACTTGCGATGTTCATTATTTAGAAAAAGAAGACGCCAAGGTTCACGATATGTTAATGGCTATCAACGAGAAGAAACCATTAAGTGACAAAAATAGACACAGATATGAAATAGAAGAATTTTATATGAAGTCTGGCCAAGAAGTCCACGACTTTTTTAGCAAGATTTTTAATAAGGAGATAGCAGACAGTGTTTGTTCTAATACTTTGGAAATAGCTAACAAGTGTGGCGAATCGTCTTATATAGAGCCAAAAGAAGTGCGTTTTCCAAAATTTAATGTTAAGGCCGAAAAAGATTACGAGGCATTTTCAAAGTGGGCGAACGAAAAGGCTATAGGTGTTCCAGAAGACCAAGCCTATCTAAGATTTTTGTGTATAAACGAATTTAATAAAAGATTTTCTCATTTTGAGCCATCGAAGCGCGAAGAATACAAAAAGCGTATGATAGAGGAAATTAAAGTTTTTGAAATACAAAATTTTTCTTCTTATATGTTGGTTGTTATGGATTTTATTAGATATGCGAGAGAAAACAATATACCGATTGGCTGTGGCCGCGGGTCGTGTGGAGGAAGTTTGGTTGGCAATTTGCTCAAGATACATGAAGCAGACCCAATACAATATGGCTTGGTATTTGAGCGTTTTTTAAACAAGGAAAAGAAGTCATTCCCAGATATAGATACAGATATTAGTCCTACTGGAAGAGAGCAGATTAAACAGTATTTGGTAGACAAATATGGGCAGGCTAATGTGGCGTATGTTTCTAATCTATCGCGTATGACCCCCAAAGTTACCATCAAAGATTTGGCTCGGTCACTAGAGTTGGGAGGTAATAAAAGCGAGGCTTTTCATATAGCCAACAAGATTACAGACGGCATATCGATTCACTCTAACACATTTGATGACGCTTTAAAAGAATCAAAAGAGTTCGCCGATTTTTGTGCCAAATACCCAGACATCGAAAAATATGGAAGAAAATTAGTTGGGTTGGAAAAAACATTTTCAACGCATGCCGGAGGAGTTATTATAAGTGATATAGATCTGTCAGCATATATTCCATTAAGATTTGATAAAGCTGGAGACATTTCCATTCAATATGAAAAAGAACGTTGCGAGCAAATGAAGCTTATCAAAATGGACTTATTAGGGCTGGAACATTTAGATATTATAAATGACACTATAAAAAATGTTAGAGCGATGGGAGGAAGTTGTCCAGAACCACATGAGCTTGCCCCACATAATGACGCCCAAGTATGGAATATGATTAGTAGCGGCAACACCACATGTGTGTTTCAGGTCGCCAGTCATCTTAGGCCATTGTGCAAACAAATCAGGCCGCGTAATATAGAAGATTTAAGCTTGGTTAATGCATTAGGAAGGCCTTCTGCGGCTAAGTCGAGGTCATCATATATTGCCAGGAGGGACGGAAGGGAAAAAGTAACATACTTACACGAGTGCTTAAAGCCAGCCTTAGAAGAGACTTTGGGGGTTTGTGTATATGAAGAACAATTGATGAAGGTAGCCAAATATGTAGCCGGTTGGAATTTTAATAAGGCAGATGGATTAAGAAAGCTAACCAAACTAAAAGAGAAAGGAAAAGACCTTGCGGTCAAATTAAAGTGCGATTTTATTGAAGACTCTATTGTTTTTAATAATTTGTCCAGAGAAATGGCCTTAGAAATTTGGGACACTATAGTAGAGCCCTTTACGGGTTATGGATTTAACAAATCGCATGGAATTTTCTATAGTTTGAATGGATATACCACTGCCTATTACAAGTATCATTATCCGGCCGCTTTTATGTCAGCAGCATTAAAATCTGAGGTGTCTAAAACATCCTCCGATAAAGATAAAGTTAAAATTAATAAAAAAGAGGCTGAAAGATTGGGATTAAAGATTATTACCCCAGACATAAATAGTAGCGGAGAATTTTTTACAGTGTCAGACAGTAAAAATATCCGTATGGGTCTTGCCGCGGTTAATGGCGTAGGAACAAAAGCGGTTCAAAACATAATAGAGGCCAGAAGTGAACGTAAGTTTGATTGTTTTGCAGATTTTCTATATAGAACAAACTCTCGTGTTGTGAGGAAGGATGTTATTCAGTCTTTAGCTAAGGCCGGATGTTTTGATTCGTTAAGTATTTCCAGAAAAAGTGCTCACGATTTTTATGGAGAAATTAGAACCAAAGCAAACAAACATGCAGAGAAAAAAGCCTTGACTGGAGTAGATTCTTGTGAATTATTAAATGATTTTAATTTTGTGCATGATACATTTAAAGAAGAATGGACCAAGAAAGATATTCTTAATGCAGAATTAGAAACATTGGGAGAATATATCTCTGGCAGTATTACCGATGTTTTTGAAGGATTTTTTACGGGACAGGGTGTTGCGTTTGGCAATCTAAAGAAAATGGCTGACAAAACTCCTGTAAGAATAGAGGCAGTTATTGAGTCTGTGACAGAATCAAAGATACAAAAAGAAGGAAAAAATAAAGGAAGCGTGTTTGCCAGATGTACTTTAATTGATAAAAACAAAGATATTGCACAGATGACAATTTGGGCCAATTTATGGAAAAAGATAAAATCTAAGAATATAGAAGGAAAGCCAATACGTGCATTGTGTAGAATTAATGCTTATAAAGGCTCTAATTCGTTGGTGTTAGATAATATTGAAAAGATAATGGAGTAAAAAGATGAAATGTGTAAATTGTGGTATCGAAGTAAGTAAGGAATTCATGTTTGCATTAAAAGCAAACCAATGTCCTGGCTGTGGAAAAGCGATAATGCGTTCGGATCAAATGGGTGCTTACCTGAGTCTGTGTGAGCTTTTAAAGTCTGTTTTGCAAGACGCAGATGTCGAAAAAATATCTGCACTAATAGTGGCGAATTTTGAACTTAAACAATCTTTCAAAGTGCCAGAAAATACAGTTGAGGCCAAAACACAAACGCCTGTATCTGTGTCAGTTTCAGCCCCAGATGTGTCCACCCAACTCCCAAAAAATATACCAGAAAATAAGGTAGTGGCCGAGTCTATCATGACCGAGGACGGAATAAGATTAGAGCCCAGAAATGATGACAATGCACGAGCTATAATGCAAAAATTGAGAGATGAGGCTTTAAAGGGGGCCATCGATGAAAGATATGATATCGAAGTTGAAGACGAAACAAATATAGTTATATCTGATGACCCTAAGACAAATGCGGAACTCCTCAAACAAAGACAAAAATTTGCAGAGGCTCAACGGAAAATATCACAAGGTGGCGGCGGAAAAAATAGTTTTTCCAGGAGTTAATGATGATTAGAGCTATTGATTTTCAAAAAGTAGATATGTCTAATGAAGAATACCTATATTATCAAGAGTTGGTTAAAAAATTCACTACCGGCTCTATAAATGGGGCGGATTATTTTAAAAATCTATTTATCACTGATAGCTTAGGAATGATTACTTTAATAAAACCCTCTAAGGCAATTCCTTGGGATATCATTTTCTTCATTCAAAATCTCACTATAAACCAACATCTTAGAGAAAATGACAGAAAAATTGACAAGTTACAGCAACAGATAAATGATTTGAAAAAATAAGAAAGGTGTCAAATGGCAAATAGTTTAACGGTTAGAGAAATGTTTAATGGCAAAAGTTCCAACGGGGCCATCCAAACATTTGACCCAATGGATATAGATTTAAGCGAAATTAAAGAATTATCCAACTCTCTTCCAAAAGATGGGTCTATTGATATAAATCAGGCAGAAATTTTGGCCACAAAATACTTAAGAGGGGCCGATTTGGTTAGCGAACTTCTATCTATCGCTACAGCATATTGTCAAAAAACTGAAACCGAGAAAAAGAAAAAATATAGTGAGGCCGCTCTTATTAGGGCCGTGGCTGCCGGAATGAAGACCGACAAATCTAAGTGTCTATATGCAGAGATGGACTCAGAGTTTGTTGAAGCCAGCAATAAGCATTCAGAGGCATTGGCGTTTTTAAAGTGGCTTAGTAGCAAATACGACAGTTTGCTTAAAGCTCATTATTTATGCAAGCAAATGCTTGCCAGACACTATTCTCATGAACAAGCTGACTCTTGGAATGGGTCTGCGGAACAAGATGGTAGTGGAAACCTAAGAACCGCTCGTGAGGCGGAGAAAGAAGAAAAAAATGAAGAAGATGTGTGGTGGTAGTTGACAATTTGGAGTTTTGGTGTATAATATATAATGTCCGCAGGCAACTAAAAGCATGGTGCTTAAGGCCAAAGGACAATAACAAAAAAGGAGTTTTATTATGGGTACAAGAGTAGTTGGAAAATTGGATGATTGGAATGATGCAGACTTGGGCGGTAGTGATTTTATGAATCTTGAAGAAGGAAGCAATCCTGTTAGGATTATCACTTCTCCTTATCAGTTCTATATTCATTGGGCCTCAGATGCAACGGGCGCTAATCGCAAGGTTAGATGTGCTTCGGATGGTTGTCCATTGTGTCAACAGGGCGAGAGAGCGGTTGCTCGTTGGTTTGTTGGGGTACTAAACGCAAAAACTGGGAAACCAGCGATTTTGGAAATTGGGCCACAAATTTTCAAGCAAATGCATGCTTTCTTTAAGAATCCAAAGTGGGGCGACCCAAGGAAGTATAATATTGACATTCAGCGTCAGCCAAAGGGTTCGCAGCCGTTGTATATCGTGACGCCTGAGCCCAAAGAAGCTTTGACTGATGATCAGAAGGGCGTTATTAAAGAATTCTTGGCCAGAGTTGATTTGGTTAAGATTTCTGCATCTTCTACGCCCGACGAGGTGAGGGAGAAAATGGGGATGGCCCCCAAGGTCAAGGAAAGTGCAGTAAGCAATGATTTTGATGCGGCTGAAGAAACTCCGGCATCGGATTCGGATGATGACTCAGACTTTAATTTTGCTTAGACAACAGTTTTGTGATTTAACTGGAGGGAGCTTTTTTAGCTCCCTCTTTGTTATTTTGTGTATTGGTTCGTTGTAAGTGTTTGATAAATAAAGTAAAAATAGTTTCCGAAATCTACTAATAATCTTCCTGTATAGTATGGGAGCCTACAATGAGTAAAAAGAACTTATACTTCATATCATTGAATATGAACAAAGAGAAGCATAAAGACTTGATAAAATGGTTGAAAGATTTGGCCAAAGAACAAGATAGAAGTCTTTCATATTTGTGCATTAAGCTCCTCGAATCATGTAAAAATGAGGAAAAGGATAATGGAAACGACAAATCAGATGAATGATGGATATCAGAACATTAGCGGTATTGTTATCAATCAAACTAAAAAATGTACAGGCAAGCTGGGGTGTGGAGAAATAAAATCTTTCTCCTGTTTTTATAAGAACAAGAGGGGAAAATATGGATTATCTTCTGCATGTATAGAGTGTGTCAAAAAATATCACAAAGAGTGTGGAATAAAAAATAAAGATACCGTATCTGAAAAAAATAAACTGTATTACAAAGAGAATAGAAAAAAAATATTACAAAAAGTGAAAGATTATTATAAAACAAACAAAGATGGTATAGACACATATAGGAAGGAATGGTATAATAAGAATAGAATTGAGATTTTGATTGATAGACAGCGATATTATGAAGAGAATAAAGATGAAATAAGCGAATACAAGAAAGAATATTCTAAAACTCACAAAGATGAAATAAATAAATACAAACGAATCAGAGGTAAAGAGGATGTAAACTATAGTATATCTTGCACCTTGAGAAAAAGATTGTGCTCTATCACCAACCTCGATAAAAAAACTGGTTCGGCTGTTATAGATTTAGGATGCTCGATAAATTGTTTGCGGAAATATTTTGAAAACAGATTTTATTCTCACGCCAGAACATCAGAAATTATGCGTTGGGAAAATCGCGGACTTTGGCACATCGATCATACCATTCCTCTTTCATTTTTCGATTTAACTGTCCGCGAAGAATTGTTGGTGGCTTGTAATTATCTCAATCTCCGTCCTCTTTGGGCCGAAGAAAACCTATCCAAAAACAACAAACTGCCTACCAACTTCAATGACTTGTTAATAGAAATTGTTATCGGAATAGACGAGATACAAGACAAGATGGGCCTAATATGCAAACTGATGAAAAGGAGATACGCTATAATCGCCTCACAATCAGCACCCACCATTTCTGATATAACAGAAATGTTTCCTCTGGCTCAGACAGAACAGCAGGCAGAAATACAACTATGAAAGTTTTAGGATTAGATGTCTCATCTGCACATACTGGCGTGGCGATATCAAGTGATGGATATCTTGATATAAATTCGTTGTCCACGATAGATCCTCCGCCCAAATTAACGATGGGCCAGAAACTCGTGTTTTTTAAAAAGTCGGTTAAGAAACTAATTAAAAAACACAACCCTGATATTATTATTATCGAGGACTGTTTTCGGGGCCCTAATGCTAAGACTTTCAAAGTGCTTTCCATGTGGCGTGGTGTAATATTTTTGGTAGTTCAAGAGTGCATAGGCCAAGACCCCATTAGTATTATGCCATCTGAGGCTCGCAAAGCAGTTGGCGCAGGTATTACAAAAGAAAATGCCTTTGAGTGGGTAATTCAAAAATATGATTTTAAAGATTTCACCTTCGATAAGCACAATGATATCTGCGATGCAATTATATTATCCTTATCCTATTTTAAACCTCGGCCTGAACCGAAACCTAAAAAGAAAAGAAAGAAAAAGAAATGAATCCTTATGAAGTATTAGGAATCCAAAAAACTGCAAGCGAACAAGAAATAAAAAAAGCATTTAGAGAACTCGCATTTAAATATCATCCCGACAGAAATAAAGACCCTGGTGCAGAGGATAAGTTTAAGGAAGTATCCTCTGCCTACGAAATCTTAAACAATCCAGAAACACGAAAAATGTACGATAATTTCGGAACCACAAGTTCAAGGGATATTCCTAACGATAATTATGACCCATTCGCAGATCTTAAGAAATACGCTAATCATCCCGGATTTGCTGACTGGTTTGGGTCAGAAAAAACTAACAATCACCAAACTCGCGGCCAAGATGTTGTAAAAAATATCACAATAGATTTTATGGAAGCTGTTCTTGGCGCTAATAAAACTATCAATATTGAATATCCATTTCCGTGCACTTCCTGCAACGGTACTGGTGCAGAAAATGGAACCAGTCTAAAAGTTTGCGACGCATGTTCTGGTCGTGGAAAAATAGGCAAGAATCAAGGATTTATGCATATAATACAAACATGCCGGACATGTGCTGGCAAGGGCAATATCATATTAAACAAATGCAAAGAATGCAACAGGGGCACAAAAACAAAAACCGAAAAAATGACTGTGGATATACCTGTCGGAATTGATGACGGAAGCGCTATATGCATACAGGGCAAGGGTATGAGCAGTCCGTATGGAGACAATGGAGACCTATTCATACAAATAGAAATAACGCCTCATAACAAATTCAAAAGAGATAGGCTTACAATATATTCAGAAGAAGAGATAGATTATCTGGATGCGATATTGGGAACTAAGATAGAAGTAAATACAATACATGGCGCAATAAATATGAAAATTCCAGCCGGTATACAGCCAGGACACATCTTGAAAGTGTCTGGGAAAGGAATTATCAAAAATGACTCTATTCGAGGAGATCATTTGATCGGTATTAAGGTAAAAATCCCCAATAATATTAAAGATAGCGAAAGAGAACTTTTGGAACAAATCAGAAAGGATAATAGGAATGATTTAAACTAGCAGGATACCTCGTTGCTTTGTAATAACACACAAAAAGGAGATTAAGATGGCAGAAAAGAAAACGATGGCTGATGTTTGGAAAGAGATTGAAAAAGTACACGGGGAAGAGGGTCTGTATGTTGGTGACAGCGACATGACTACATACACTGATGTAATTTCGACGGGTAGTGTGGCCTTAGATGACGCTCTTGGAATATGGGGCGTGCCTCGTGGTCACATTGTGCAATATGCGGGATACGAATCATCCGGAAAGACTTTATTATCTTTATGCACAATCGCTGAATGGCAAAAGAAGGACCCTCAAAATTGGGCTATGTTTGTCGATGCAGAAATGACATTTGATCAAACTTGGGCCGCATCTTTGGGCGTTGACCTATCCAGACTCTATCTATTGAGAGAGAATAAGGGCACGGCCATAATGGATCGCTTGGTTGGTGTTCCTGGAAAAAGAGGAAATGACGGAACGGTAAAGAAAGTGAAGCAGGGCATTTTGGATATAGAGTTAGAAACCGGAGGAACGGGTCTTGGTGTAATAGTAATAGATAGTGTTGCTGCCATTCAACCTCCCGCAGAAGAAGCTAGTCGTGCTGGCAAAGATAATATGGCTTTAATGGCTCGTTTCCTGCCCCCAGAGCTCAGGAAATTGACCCCATTGCTTTCTGCCACCGGTGTGACACTAATTATCATTAATCAGGTAAGAACTCAACCTGGTGTCATGTACGGCGACCCAACCATAAGCCCTGGCGGTCAGACCTTGAAGCATTCTGCCAGCCAAATGATAAACTTGGGAATGATTAAAAGTAGCACAGAATCTTATATTTATGATGCTTCTAAAACACAAATAGGCCATAAGATTCGCGCCAAAGTACAGAAAAACAAAAAAGCTCCTCCGTTTCGAGTTGCAGAGTTCTCAATCGAATATTTGCGAGGTGTGGTAAGTAAGCATGAAGAACTTAGAGACGTCGCTGCCAAATACGGAGTAATAGAGCGCCCAAACAACAAAACCTGGGTTCTTGATGGCATGAAATATAATGGAAAAGACGCTATTGCAGATGCTATTAAAAATGATGAGTTGCTTCAAATATCTTTATTAGACAGGACAAAAGAAGCAAAAAAGAATTTTGTTGGTGTATTATTAAATAATGGAGAAGAATTAACGGAATCTCAAAACAACGAAACAGACGAGGAGTAGAAAATGTTGATAACATGTAACAATAAAGGATGTTTGAAAAGCTCAGATGCACTATTAGACGTTAAGACTAACCAGGTAATTTGTGGTGAATGTGGCCGGCCAATAACGAATATCTCAGAATCTATGAAAAGAGTTCTGAAATCTTCTGGACAAATAGTTCGTGCTAATCAAAAGAAAGCATTCATGGTCTTTTGTAAAAAATGTAATGCGAACAGAGAAATTATTCTCGATAAGAACGATGATACTCTGTGCAAAGATTGTAAGAGCCCAGTGAAAATTCAGGCTGCTTTTAAACTAGCAATGAAAGAGACTGGGATTAAATTGGACAGACTTGAAGAAGATGCGCAAGAGGAAGAAGAAAAGAATGAGTAATGATTTTTTCGAGCAACTAACATCTGTGTGTCATAATTTGCTTTTAAATAATGATGATTTAAAAGGTTATTTAAAAGATAGAAGAAAGATGACAGATTATACCATCAACACATACAAATTAGGGGCTTTTCCAAAAGATATTAGGGATTTGTATAACAAACATAATATGGACCCAACAGAACTAAGAAAACAAAATATTGTTGTTAATGCAAACCACAGCATATACAAAATGTATCCTATAGTCATACCTATTAAAAACGTGTCCGGGCAATCTATCGCTATTGGTTGCAGAACTTTGCTGACTGAAGAAAAACGCAAAGAACTTGGGATGCCTAAGTATAGGAACAGCGTATATAAGAAAACGTCGCATTTGTTTGGATTAAATCATGCAACAAGCGCAATTAGAAATCTAAACAAAGTGTTTGTGGTAGAGGGATATTTTGACTGTATTACGGCCCATCAGAATGGTATTTTTAACGTTGTTGCTACATGCGGAACTATGTTTTCTGAAAGACAGTTAATCATATTATCAAGATATACTGACAATGTATGCCTATTATTTGATAATGATGTTCCTGGAAGAACAAATGCAAAAAGAGTTATACAAAAATTGCAAAATTTTAATGAAAATGTTCGATTAAGCCACTCATTTACTCCGGACGGATATAAAGATTTGGATGAATATTTACAAAACGGCGGAAGTATGAAGATTTTTGATCAGAAGGCAGATTTAACAAAGTCAGACATCAATACGCTGTGGTAGGAGATACTATGCCCAAAACCTTTGCTTGTAGTTCTACAGACATAGATGCGGTCCATAATTATATAGAAATTAGTATAGACCCTCATCTTTTAAGTACTTTTTCTAATGAAGATGGCATAACGGCATTTTTATGCAATCAGGCCTGTTCAGAAGAGTTTTTAAGACTTAAAAACGAGCTTTTGGAGGAGGTCTTGTCTGTTATTAACAACGGCCTTACTAAAAAGCAATTAGAAATTATAAAAATGACATATATTGATGGCAAAACTCAAAATGAAATATCTTGTGAGCTTGGAAAACACCAAACAACCGTGCATAAAATTTTGCAAGGCAATATAGATTATAAAAATCAAAAAAAGCGTTATGGCGGAGCTATTAAAAAGATAAAACGTTTGTGTGCTGCAAATAAAAAGATAAAAAAGATATTGGCACAAATGAAAATGCAATCTATAAACTTTGACATTTAAAAGAAAAGGAGCTATGTTTAAAGATGAATATTTTGGTAATTGATGAAGAGGGGAATAAAATTGGAGAAATGTCGTTAGAAGTAGCTAAGAAGATGGCTTCTGATGTTGGGAAAAGTCTTATTATAATAAATCCTAAGGCCAATGTGTACAGAATAGCCGACGCCGGGAAACTAAAATACGAGCAAAAACAAAAAGTCAAGGATCAGCGGGCTCAAAAACGTACCCATAAAGTTAAAGAGATTAAATTTGGCCTTACCACAGAACAACATGATGTCGATATCAAAATAAGACGCGTCAGAGAGTTTTTAGAGAAAGGTTTGAAAACCAAAATTACAGTAGAGCTTCATGGAAGACAAGAAACATTTAAAGACCATGGCTTCGAGAAAATCAAAAATATTATCGAAGCCTCCATTTTGGGAGGGTTGGCGACTATTAGCCGTGGACCCACTCTTGAAGGGAGAAATATAGTAGCGTTTTTAGCTCCCACCAAATAAAATCCCGCCTTTTAATCTATCTCCTTGATATATAAGTCTATTTTTCAATATATTTTTTTACACATATCTGTGTAAAAATTTTCATAAAGTCTCAGATTTCTATCAATATTTTTATCTATTATTGTTGGGCATAATCTGCCCAAAGTGTGCCTATTAAAATAGGTTTAAGATGTTATAGTAGGAGAATAAAATATGCCTGAAACATTAGACTGGGGAAAACTTTCCGAAGATACGAAAGAGAATACAAAAAAGATACCATTTGAGCAAAATAAAAAATACTTTACCAAGATAGCATTTGACGTTTTCCAATACAACAATTCTCCTGTTGACAGCTTGTGGGTTTTAGAAACTGATGACAGTGATGGCAAGCAATATTTGGTGGCCAAATACGAAGATACAGACAATACATTGGAAACCACGAGCAGCTGGACGGCCATTCTGGACACAGAAAAGAAAAATATAACCCTAGCCTATAAAAATATTCCTATTCAAAGATTCGCATCAGCAGAGTTCGGTTTTACCGAAGATGATGCCTTTATTTTTCAAAAAACATTAATACAAAAATTAAGTTCTGATAAATCTTTTATAGAAAAATTTATAAAATCATTACCAAAAGAAAAACAAGAAATGTTGCTGACACATTTCAAATTGGTTTAATTGGAGGCCACTAAAATGTCAAATAGCTTTAATATAGTCGATATGGTTCGTCTTGCACAAACCTTATTGGATGCAAAAACGAAAGGTCGAGAATTTATGCTCGAAGACGTTCATAATATCACAAGAGCTGCTTATGAACAATATCCAGAGGATCCCGTTATTGGGCAGGTGGCTTTTACCATCGAACGTATAGCGGCCAAAGCACCAAAAGGCTCGACTATTAGTCAAGCTGAAGTATCTAACATTTATAATAATTTTGTTAGACTATCTTCAAACTCACATTTTAGAGAGGTTCTTGGCTCATTGCTATTTGACGTAACCACTCCAAACGTAGAAAATGCCGATTATTCTAGGCTCAATAGGGTGGATGCAGAAGATTCTAAAGCAATTGCTACCGAGGCCAATGCTGAATTAACAAACACAATCTCTTCGGTTTTTTCTGACAGCGTGGATTCCTCCAAATCTTTTGACATTAAAATAGCTTCCGATGGTCTTGGGTTTGTCAGCGCCGAACTTAAGTCTCTTGGGTTTTCTCCAGCGATAGAAATAATGGGCGGAAACAAATCAAATATAGTGTATGCTGCTCATTTTAATACCAATCGCGGTCGCATTACGGTTGCCATCCCCACACAAATTGTTAGCGGAAGAGTTCTATTTCCGAGCACTTTTGTGGCGGGTGATCGTTTAGAAGAATTAACCTCAGCGGTTTTGAGTATGTTTATAGACAAAAAAGCTCAACTTGGTGACTTTTCTATTCCTAAGACTGCCAATGTGCTTTCTGCACTAAACATTCTTGCTGGCCAAAAATATATGTCTGAACCAGAATTTGCTAAGGTGAGTGGCACGGTCTCTGAAAATGATGACACTACAGGTCTGTCACTTGAAGATAAAAAGGATACGAGACCAGAACTGCCTACGAATCAAATTGCTATGGATAATACACTAATATCTAGTCGAAAGGCTGATATGCCCCAATCATTAGCTCATTTGGCCAGAGACTTCGAGGATGATGTTCTAGAAGCCGCGAGTACATATGGCCTTGATTCTATTCGAAAGGGCAAAGAAATGATTGCTCTAGAATTAAGAACTGCTGGATTCAAGAACGCCCAGGTTAGGTTCGGTAGTGAAAGCAATCAAACTGTCGTATACTTAGCTTCCATAAACACCCCCAAGGGCTCTGTTGAGTTAGAAGTGCCAGTAGAAATGGCAGTTATAGCGGAAAATAAATATATGCCACTATCTCCGTCATTTTTCGCTTACGATGGAATGGTAGAAGATTTTACTGCTTCTAAATTACAAAGATTTGCTATACGTTTGCCTAGTCTATCAACTGGCAGTACCGTATGCTCTTCGTCATTCTCTTATATGTTGCTCCCAGAACTTAAAGACGAGATTCTGAAAGCAGCTAGTGAAAACGATTATGTGACTTGCGAGGCCGCTTTGTCAGAAATTAAGAATCGTTTTAACGAGGACGATTTGAAGAACGCAATATCAGATTATCATTTTATATTAACTCAGAAAACCAAGATGAATAAACAATCACAGCATAAGTGCTCGAGACTCATTAAAGCGGGCCACGGGTCGATTAGCGACCGTTGCGGTCACTATTTATGCTCTCTTGATAAAGTTATTACTGATGAAAATGGCAATTGCAGATTAAAGACGGCTATTGAGCGAGAAAAACTTAATCCTATTGAAGATGGTGGAGCTTTAATTAGTACCAGCAAGATAAATTTGACATAATTTAGGAGATATTGAAATGCATAAATTATTAATGCGTGCGCGTCAGGATGCCATGGAGTTAGCTCATCTCCTAACAGAGTTGGAAAAAAATACTAATGACCCACAATTCCAAAAGATATCAGAAAAGTATGTCGGCCCATTGGCGGCTTTGGCCTTATTGCTTGAGGGCAAATTAAAACAAAATAGCAAAAATCTTATGACCAACACAGAAGAAATAGATGAAGAAGATATTGATTCTGAGGCCAAGATGCATCTAGAATCTTTAGTTGCTTTGGCTGACAAATTAGATGAGGCTGGCCAAGAAGGCGAGGCTAATAAGATAGACGAGATGTTGCGTGAAATGGAAGAGTCTGAGCCTCCTATGAATGATGCAGAAAAATTAGTAAAACGAGACAATGATGTGTTTGGTCTCACAGAATATAATGAAGACTTGGAAAAAGTATTTCGAAACAAAGCCTCAAAAAGCAAACGAGACGCTTTTGAAAAACTTGCTTCTATAGCCGATAAACTGGACGATATAGGCGCTCCAGAAGAAGCTAATTTGATAGATGAGTTTTTGGCCAAACATGCGGTTGTGTCACACGAAGATGAATATTTACTTAAAGGTGTGGAAGACGAAATAAATAGTTCGGTGAATGCGTTTATAAAAAACCCAAACGAAACAACCAAAAATGCTGTTTGCAAAGAGGTACAAAGGTATTTAGACTTGCACGAAGATGTTTCTGAATTAAAATTAGACAAAAACGCGGCCAAAAAAGTGACCGACCCCTATGATTATAAAGAACATCACAAAGAGCAGGTTAGAGAAACAAAAGAAACCAAGCCAGTTACAGAACATCACAATAAGCCTTATCAGGAAACAAAGGCTCCCACTCTAAGCATTAGGCATTGTCCCGACCATATTGGCGTTCAGTTAGGACGCATTGGAGACGGAACATATCAGTGTTCGGAAGACGGCGCCATATTTAATTGGGAAACTGGATGGACCGGTCCGGATGGAAAAGTTAATCCTGGTGGTTCAGTCGCGGCCCAGACACCGCAGTCAACAGAGTATGGGATTCCTCACAGAATCTTTGATGCCAGGGAGAAGGCACTACAGGGTGCAACATACTAATAGGAAAATTAAATGATAAATGATTTAATTAAAATTTCAGACGCATTAGACGAAAAAGGCCTCAAAAAAGAGGCCGATTTTGTTGATGAATTAATAAAAATGTCTTCCTCCAAAAGAACCGCTGCTGTCCAAAAATTTATAGATGACCTCAAGAAGTCTTTTTTAGACGTATCCCAATCTTCTATTTTCCCAGCAATAAACAAAAAATCACTGCCAGAAATTTTAAAAGTTATAGATATATTATCAGAAAATATTAACTATCTGGACCCCAGTATTCCAGCAGAATCTGTTAAAAAATTACAAGACCCGATTAATACGTTGGTGGAAAATATAGTCGCATTGGAAGAGGGAATTGAAGATGTTGATGATGAATTAAAGAATGAAAAAGATTCAGCAAAGATATCTCGTCTTAATAATGAAAAGACATCTCTTAACGATAGTCTAAAGCAACAGTTTGACCAAGCAAAAAGAATAAGAGATGGCCAGCGGGCCGGCGATAAAGAAAGATTTCAGGAATTTATTAAATTATTAGATGAGAAAAAACGGAAAAGAATATCTGAACGATACAACAAAAGATAGAGGAATAAAGTGAGCAAGAAAATATTACACCATGTCAACAAAGAAGAAATCATTTCAAGATTAACTAATGGTGAGTCGGTTAGAAGTGTTGAAAAATGGCTTAAAGAAAAATATCCAAGAAGTAAACATCTTTGGGTTACTGCCGTAACATTGCAGGATTTTAGAAAAAAGAATCTTCAATTAGAGGGCAGAGTTCTAAAGGACATTCAGGATGCCGGCTTAATGCAGAGGCAGAAAAATTCTGAAGTCGAGCTTCAGCATAAATTGAATGAGTCCGACGCTTATAACAGAAAGCTAAATGAAATAGTTGACTCTAAATTAGATGTTGCCAGAAAGATATTAGAGTTAGATACTATTATCGAAGATAGAATGGAATATTGGTTTAATGCGGTCAAAAGCGGCGAAGAAACTGCTGGCCGTGGTGATAAAGAATTAAGACAATTTATGGACAGACAGATGAATTTATTGGCCCAATACAAAAAGTTTGTTGAGGGTTTGGCAGATAAAACTATAGACTATAATGTTAATATTACAGTGATTAATGATCAAATCAATATAATTAGAGATGTTATACGTGATTGTATTTCTGAACTATCTCCCGAGCAAGCCATGTTGTTTATGGACAGACTAAATAAAAGAATGGGCGAATTAAACTATCGTCCTATCAATGTTGAGCCCGTGAGATTAGAGAATTTACAAGAAGCTGAGATTGAGCCATTAGCATAACGGAGATATGATGTCGAGTAATATCACCAAACATTATGAAGACGGAAAATTGAATGATTACATGTATAATAAACTTCTCAAAGCATTAGAGAAAGGGTCGAATAATAAACTCGAAGAAGAGCTCATTCAAGACGGAAAAAACGCCAGCGATTTTGGTGTTTTAAATGACAAAGACTATAATACATATTTCTTTATTTGTAACCTTATAGACGATATTCTTGAAGACACCTTTGGGACCCGTCTGGACGAAAATAAGAAAAAAGATTTGATAAGACATGTGTTTTCTTATAAAAACAATGAAAAATATAATTTAAGTAATTTGGTTGATTTGAGATTAGCAATTTACGAATGGTTTTGTAAGAACATATCAAAAAAAGCATATCCCAATACTGCTGGCAAAAATGACAGAAATCCTGTATATAATGTCGACAAATGGATAGAGGTTTTGAAAAATATATATGCATGCGTTCATAATAAAAAGATGGACAAAGATGATGCAATAAAATATTTTACGCAGGCGTGGGATTCTGACGAAAGATATAGTTTTATAAATTGGCTAAGATATTATGAAGCAGGAAATACGGAGAAATATAACGTGAAAAATGCTAAATTAACAAAACAAGCAGAAGACATAGATTTCGCTATTCCACAATCATGGGCCCGCCAAAGCACCACGCCTTATATGTCTACTCAAAAGATAGAACAAAAGACAAATAAAGAAAAAGAGATTGAGCAGGCCAAATATATTAAAATGAAAATGCGTTCGCGTCTTTTGGCGTTCAAAAAATTGCTCGATAAATATAATGATGTATTGCCTAAACAAAATCTGGAAAATATATATAATGAAATTCATAAGCTTGATGTCAGTATCAGTCGTCTGGATGTTTATGCATCTATGCAAGATTGTATTATCCGTTCTGCCAATATAATCAGAAAATGCGGGTTTTCTGAAGGTGCCGAATTTTTAGAAAAAGTTGCAGAAACTCCGGCGACAGAACAAGAAATTATGCAATCTGTTCCTAAAGGTATTTCTGATCAGACAAACCTGCCTCAAGGCGCCAAATCTTTAAGTATCAAAACTATTATAGACCGCTTAGAAGGCGTCAGTAAAGCATTAAAGTCCAGAGATATGATTAGAGAGTTGGCCAGCATAGATATATTATTAAACGAGCTTGGGCTAGCCAGTTATTTCCCAGACCTTAGCTTTGCTCAGGCTAAATTAATAGAATCATTTGGATATTCCAGCAACAAGGTTGAGGATATAATAGCAAAATTGCGTGGCAGTGGAGTTAGTCGTCCAAAGGCGCCAGAAATTAAAGCTCCTGAAATTAAGCCTCCGGTGGCAACGACACCAAGCAAACCAGTCGTTCCTCCGTCTAAGCCAATGGATACTGGTGAAATAATGAGCAAGCCTATTGGCGAAGTAAAAAAAGAATTGCCCACAAAGACCGAGTAACCAAATGAAATTAGACGAACTATTAAATGAGGTAACTAATGTTGCCAAAGCTAACAACATCAATACCCCATTTATTGTCGGCGGCGTTCCACGAGATAGGCAAATAGGACTTATTGATAAGAGTAGCAAAATTAGAGATATAGATATTACCACAGGAAGTAAAGACTCACTAATGTTGGCCTCTCTGCTTCATAAGAAATTAGAAGGAAGCAATTATGCCACATACGATGACGGGCACGCCTCGGTTGATTATCAAGGAATTCATTTAGACTTTTCTTCTAATTTTATAGTTCCTGGGGTTGAAGACGAGTTGAAAAAATTGGGAATAAAAGACATAACTCCTATGAAATTGGAATTGTTTAGCCGGGATTTTACTATAAATACTTTATTGGAAAGTTTAGATTTTACGGCAATATACGATCTGACCGGAGAAGGTATTAACGATATTAAATTAAAAATCATAAAATGCCCAATCAATCCGGAAATAACAATCGGGGTTGATCCAAGAAGAATATTGCGAGCCATAAGATTTTCGGTGAAATTTGGATTTGAAATTGAAGACGATTTGAAAACAGCGATGCTCAATAACCATAAGAAGATAAGCACTTTGCCTACTAAATTTATTCAAGACAAGGCCACTGAAATTATTTTAAACAATGAAGACAAGGGAATTGATTTGTTGATAGAATATAAATTATTGCCCCTTATCCCTTTAACAAAAACTATTTCTGATATTTTAATACAGAAACGTCGTCTCGTGAGAGCCCTATGAAAAAAACATCTGCCAATACATCTACATTAACAAAGAGCATTTTGCGCACTCATATTAAAACTGAGTTAGAGGCGCTTAAATTATTATTAGTCGATAAGAGTAAGAATGATAATCAAAAAATAGAAGAGATGAATAGATTAATTCTCAGATTACAAAGCTTAGTTGATGCGCAAATACCGAATTTTGATTTTAGTAAGCCGCAAGCTACACCCGCGTCTCCTAATCCGATTCAGGCAGCGGATGATAAAGAAACAAAAGTGCCAGAATTTTGGCGACGTAATCTTGACTACGGGGAAAGAAAATGACAGAGACATTAGAAGTTTTGGAAGAAGAAATTATAAAAGAATCCACCATTCGTGGTGAAAACGTCCGAGATTGTCCATTCGGTCTTCCCGTTCCTGAATCTTGCGAAAATGTTGGGCAGGCCATAAATAGAATGGCGCCAACGGAAGGAAAAGAATCTGTTGGCAAAGCAAATAGGATAGTTTATGCATATCGCGAATCATGCAAAGAATGCCCTTATGCCAGCAAGATTTTAAGTGAAAATAAAAAGGTGGATTGTAATTTTGGCGATACGGCCGCAGGTAAAAAAACGCCTGCGTTTACTGGCTCGCCCCTATACCCTCAGACATTTTCTGGTATAGGCCTTGATGGTTTGTACGGATATCCATTAGGTTTCTACGCCGACAACAACGAAAGCCGCAATCTGTTTTTCGGATTATTTAGCTTTTTAGGATTTGCTACGCCAGAAGAGCTTATTAAGTTGGCCGAAGAATATGATAAATGTGGAGAAACAGAAAAGGCAGATATAGTTGATGGTCTATTGAAAAAAATGCAATCATTAAAAGATGAGTATAAGGAAACATTCGATAAAGTCCAGAAATTTTTAGAAGAGTATAAAACAAAATACGAAACAGACAAAATGGACACAGGATTGATTTGGGAGCTCGCGGACTCGTGGTTCGGGCCTCGTCAAGTTAACCGCTAATCTCAGGAGGATTAAAATGTCAGAATTAGAACAAAACGTGATGTATGTTGATGAGCCAGATTTCGCTATGGAAGATTGTGCTATAGACAAAGAAATTGTTATTGACGAAGATGAAATCGTGCCGGTCAAACCCGATGAACATGGCGATTTTGATGTTGTGAATCTTCCTGTAGCAAGCCCTGAAGGCTTTGCTAAATTGACTGTCGACGAAAAAGAGGCAATGGAGCCGACAGAAATAACCGATTTGAGAGACCAATGGGACGCCAAAGAATTTGGTGCTGACGAAGAGCCTCCAATGGTAGGCCATCCTATCAATCCCGAAACAGAAAAAATGCTGAATGATTGGTCAGAAAAACGCAAAGGCAAAGAACGAGTCGACGAACGCGGAGCCATTGTTGTTGATGAAGACTTGGCCGACGAAGGTGAGATAATCCCAGGATCTAATGCCAAGTTTGAAGAAGAAAAAGAAGAAGACAATGCTAAAGACCAAAAGGTAACCGATTGGCCTCACGATGGCGATCATTCAAAATTCATTGTCTATATTGTTGAACGAAAGAATAGTATTCCCAAGCATTCTGGCGAAACAATTCCCGGCTGCGAAAGAGCTAAATCGTATTTGAAATCGTTGGATAATGAGATTAGTAAGGCCATGAGGACTGATTTGAAAGGGATTATTGATGAACAACAGATAGACGCTATTAGAAAAGAAATTTCAAAGATGATAGAGCGTCTTGACCGTCAAATTAACAAACTCAAGAAGAAGCAACGAAAGGCTGATTTAGAAGTGCGTTTGGTATCAGAAGGACAATGTGAAAAATGTAGTTCTGTCACCCCTATGTGGCATGATATCAAAAATGATAAAATGGTTTGTATGCATTGTGATGCCGAATCTGATATAGGGTGCTCAGACTGCGATGGTTTGGAAAAGACTGCCAATACTCCGATATTAAACGTCTACATGAACCCCTGGGAAAATGCGGTTGTAAGGACGATTATTAACGCGACAGTTTCTGGTGGCAAAAATATTGAAGAAGTATACGAAAAATTAAAGAAAGATTACGATTTCACCCCAAGAGAAGATATGGCAATCCAACAGCTAATTGCGGATTTTGGATACCCAGTGTATAAAGACCGCGGCCGTATTGACGAAAAAGATGCAGACCCGGCCGATGGTAAAGGCGTAGATTGGAACACGAATTATCACGCATAAGGTATTTTAAATGTCCAAAGTTAATAGAACCGACGAATTTGCTATAGCAGAAAAAGGGCCTGAATGGTTTAACTCATTCTTACAATCTCTCGCTGGAGCAAAAACGGGCGGCTATCAAGATTTACTTGATATCATTAATGACACGGCTCATAAATCAATAGAGAATTTGGTGAAGAGTTATAGAGAGCAATGTGGGCTTGATTTGGTTAATTTTGAAGAAGATGATATTATCAAAGA